AACATTCTCCAACAAACAATCCGTGGCGAATGGTATCCCAAGTCCATCAACAACTACGCGAGCCTCATAAGCGTGCACCTGTGCAAGTACGCGAACGAGAAGCTGGGCGAAGTGACCGCCTCGGCGGTGCAGCGCATGATAGCCAACATGCGCAACCTCGACGGCACCCCATGCTCGTACAACCGGCAGCTTGGCTTCTACAACATCCTTAACCAGATATTCAAGGCGGCGGTGGCCGACCGGCTGATACCCACCAGTCCGGTCACCAGCGCGGCAAGGCCGAAACGCAGGGACACGGGATTGGCCGGGGACCGGCGCACCATCAACGGGCCCGTGGCCGTGTCGGCGGACAAGCGCAGCGGCACGCAGGACCGCAAGGCGTTCACCGTGGAGCAGATGCAGGACATGCTCGAAGCGTCCTCCGACGACCTGTTTCTGGGCGCACGCCAATGGTGGCGTCTGCTCACCGGCATGAGACAGGGGGAGATACTGGGAGCCACGTTGGACGATCTCGACCTGTGGCGGGACAAGACGTTGGAAACCCCGGACAGCGGCGAGATATGGATAGGCACCTACACAGTGAACTGGAAACTGGAAAGCCTCGACAAGGAGCATGGGTGCGGGGAGCCCGGCAGGGACGGAAGATACCCGTGCGGCTTCAAACGGCCTTCGAGCTGCCCCCGATACCGGTGGAAGGTGCCGGACGGATACGACATGATACACCTGTGCAAGGGATACGCTTTGACGCCGCCGAAATCCGCGAGAGGCAAGGTCGTGCCGATAATCCCCCAGTTGGGCACCGTCGTACACCGGTATCTGGAAGCCACGGAGAGCATCATCCCGAACCCGTACAACCTGATATTCAGGACGCGCGAAGGACTCCCGATATCCGCGTTGGATGACAGGGCCGGTTTCCGCGACCTCATGCGCAGGGCGGGCATACCCGACTACGAGAACCGGTACGGGCATGAATGCCGCAACTCCGTCGTATCGCTCCTGTTCCACATGAAGGTTGATCCCGGCATCATCCAACGCATCGTCGGCCATTCGAGCATAGCCATGAGCGAGCATTACCGCACTGTGCCCGTGGAGGATTTGATGCGAGGCATGGAGACGATAAGCGACGGGCTCGGCCTGAAGCAGATCGAATGGAAGGCGTGAACTGGCGCGCCGAAACTTGCCGGCCATACAATGGAAGAGTAAGTTAATCACCTTGAATGTCCAGCGGAAGGAACGTTACGGAGGCGCACCATGACAAGCATATTCGACGTGGCCGCTTACGTGCTGGACAAGCTCGGCGTCATGACCACCATGAAGCTGGAAAAGCTCTGCTACTATTCACAGGCATGGTCCCTCGTATGGGATGAACGGCGTCTGTTCCCCGAGCGATTCGAGGCATGGGCCAACGGCCCGGTGTGCCCCGACCTATACCATGCGCACAAGGGCATGTTCAAGATCACGCGCGGCGATATTCACGGCGACCCGTCGAACATAGACGAAGACGGCACCAGCACCATAGACGCGGTGTTGAATGCCTACGGGAAAATGGGAGCCTACCAGCTCAGCGAGCTTACCCACAGCGAACGCCCGTGGAGGGATGCGCGAGGCGATCTCCCGCAGGGAGCCATCTGCAACACCGAGATAACTGAAGCGGCCATGGCCGAATACTATGGGAGCCTTACCGACTAGTGGGCCACCGCAGCAAAACCAAGAGCATCAAGGCCAAAGCCCCGAGCTCTTCAAAACGTGTGCCCGCGCATCACGTGGCGAAAAGCTATCATGTCCCCGAATCCGCCACGGAGATTCCCAAGGATTCCGTGAACCGTCGCATCGTATTCCGTTTCGACTGCGTTGACCTTGAGGCCGACTGTCCATGGTCGCTCGCGCACATGAGCGACGAGGAGCATCGACTGCTGCTGTTGAAGATGCGTGACTTCGAAAAGGCGACGGTGGGCGAGATCATTAGCCCCTCATATCAGGCGTTCACCTGCTACCCTGATTTCACCCAATGCCCCAACCAGACGCCACAGGACCGGCTGGCGAAATACTATGAACGCGAAGGCGATGCGTTGGCCCGGTTCCGATTGGGTGGAACCGAACGCCTGTACGGTTTCCTTGTAGGCAACGAGTTCCATATACTCTGGTGGGACCCGAACCATGAGGTATGGCCCTCCACTAGGAAACACACCTGACCATCATATTGTAGTGGTATACAAAATGGTCCCGTCCTCCAATACAGGAGAACGGGACCATTCATATTCCTAGCGGCTTGTTCATTGGGCAAGTTGCATGATTCTAGCGGATACACTCGGAATCGTTATGTTGCCGCCCATCGTGGACTCATAGGTTATCGTCCCATCAGTGGTGCCCCACAAATCAACTATGTCATCCTCCAGAAGTCGATTATCGTTGCCGGTGCGCATGTATGAGACGAATATGACCTTGTTGGAATCCCAGATTCCATAATCGCCCTGCTCCACACTGACTCGATATTGAGTGTCAATATCACCTTCAATGACCTGTACGATTTTCCCATGGAAATGGACGCGCTTGCCCTTGTTCGCATCAGGGTTTCGAGCCAGATCATCGAAAGGTATATCCTGCGCGGACGCCTTGAACTGGTCATCTGATTCATCGGCCGTGACGGAGAAGGTCGCCTCGAACCCCTTGAACTCCACGGTGAACTCCTGCGTCTGACCCGCTTGAAGCTTACCGGGGTTCTTGACGGTGAAGCCCGATATTCCGTCCCTTGTGGAGCCATCGTCATACGTGGCCGTCACGTCTATGCCTTCGGTCGAATTATTTATCTCGGTGCCATCGGCCGTCGAACCCGAATACTCGGCTGTGATTCCAGTCAACGATTTAGGTTTCGGGGTTTCCTTGGTCTTGGAACTCTGGGAGGGGTCGGAGGTCGCAGGCGCGGTTGCGTCGTTCTTGGCTGCTTCGATACCGGACGCGGCCAAGCCGACAATCAATATGAAGACAATGATGCCAGCAATCGCGGCACCTGCGAGGCTGAGGACGAATTGCCATATCTTCATGGTGATTGTTTTTGCGGCGGGCTTCAATCCGTGCGGCTGCCCCGAGGGAAAGTACGGGTCAAGCGGATGTGGGGCCACATATTGCCCGGCCTGCGGTTGTTGCGACTGTGGCGCGTATGCACCGTATGTGGGAGTCGGTTGTGGCGTGGGCTTATCGGCGGACTGCCGCGACGATGGTTGACCGCCCGATTCGACCGGCTGCTGTAATACGGGTGGTTGTTCTGGTTCACTCATTTTTTGTCTCTTCTCTCCATTGGGGTTGGTGAGCTAATTGTATCCACGAACCGTGTTCCCTGATTGCAAGAAACACGGATAAGGTACATAATCATGCGGCCCGTGCGGCAAGATTGTCATGCAGCCATCGCTGGTAGTCCAACAGGACGCCGACGGTGATGCCCAGTTCCTGCGCCATCGCGTAGGGTTCTCCCCCATATAAATCCTCCGCGTGCATGTATTCCACGGGGTTTATCAACGCCAACGCGGTCTCCTTGCGCGTCAGACACTCCTCCTTCTCGCGGCTCAATAGTCTGAGTCCGTCATCGAAGTGCTTGGCATGGATAAGCTCATGCTGCAACGTGCATACCAGCTGCTCCATGCTCATGGTGGGGTCTATGAACGCGGTACGCGATACTGGGTCGTATTCCCCGCACTGCGAACCATCGAATGTCTTATCCTCTATGAGGACTCCCACGTGACGTGCCTCAAGGGTGAGGTCAGTCCAAGTCTTCACCGCGACCAGACTCCGCTTGCTTGTTCTTATCCTTATAGGCCGCTCTCTCGATCTCGATTTTCTTGCCCATGACCTTTTCAAGCTGGGACGCCACCGAGGCTGTCTCGGATACCGGCTGGCGCAAGGTTTCCTTGGTGAGGCGAGCCAGTTCGATCATCAGCGAACGGCCAGTGGTGCCCGACAATGTGGCAAGAGCATCTACGTCGTTGGTGTCGATGGCCCTTTTGCCATTGACCCTTTCGCTGACATACGCTTCGGTGAAACCGAGGTATTCAGCAATCTGACGCTGCCTTACCTTGTGCGCCTTCATGTACTTTTTATACTCCGTCGCAAATGCCAAGGCAAACGCAGACATTTCGCGGAAATCATTTGGATTAGCCATACTTAAATCTTAGCATATGCGATACGGCGTGTCTAGTCTTGACAGAAACTTGGCATATGCTAAGTTAATAGACATGAGCAGCACACAGAAACTAACAGCAGCCGGTATTCGATACCGTCTCTTCATCGCACAGAAAAGCCTTCGATGGCTTGCGGCGAATCTCGGATGGGATGTAAGCAAACTCTCCCGCCGACTCGCCGGCCAACCGGCCTTCAAAGTCGATGAACTGGACATGATCTGCGAAGCGCTCGGAGTCAGTTTCGAGGAACTGCTCACCATTCCAGTGGACATGCATGAGAAGTTCTTCGGCACTGGGACGCCTGACTTGGAGGTAACAGCATGAGTACAGAAAACATGGAAGCCCCTGAGATTTACAGCGGAAAGGTAGGAGTAGAGATCGTACCGGACATGCGCAAGCTCAGGAGCTTCGCCAAGGACTTCATCGCCCTCGTGGACAGTTACTGGCCGGAGGAAACAGGTAGTCCCTTGGCCACGCAATCCAGGCAGACCGGCAACTGTGATTCGCCTACACCGGACATGTCCTCGACACAGCTCCGGCAACTCAACGCCAAAATAAAAAAGGAAATCGAATACACGCGCAATCTCTACGAGTGGCTTATTCAATTCCAGCGGGCGCTTGAGGCAGGAGGGGAATCTTCTCGTCCGGCGCAAGGCGACGAAGGACCACGCAAACCTGCCGGAGAGCTTTGTCCGTCATCCGATACTGCTCGAAAGCCAACTCCTGATTCTCCGTCAGAACATCAATCGACTTGATTGTCTTTTGATTGGCCTGAACCAGTAGATCAACAGCCTCGAATAGCTTGTCAATCTCGTCTTGATGACCGTCCGAACCGGTTTTCTGCAATGACTTCCTGACCGTATCGACAAGGGAAACCGCCTGTTCGACCAGTTTGATCATCGAACCGACTTCTTCCATTTCAGACATGATACTTCCCTTCGCTGGTTTGACTGTGAATATCGCAGTTCCCAGTCTACCCGCGAAGGGACCTTACAAGAAAAGAGAAAACCCAATGGTCAGCCAGAATCGTAACCTTTCCCAGAAGCTCGTGGTCGAGGAACGTCGTACCCGTGAATACTTCACCGGCAACGTCACTGCCGAAGGTCTTATCAACGCGGAAATCGACACCGATTACGGTGCCCGTCCCCTCACTCCAAGTCAGGCGCGTTTCGCCGCCAAGGCCCTTGAGGACCTGGCCGACTGCGCCGACGAGAAGAACGAGGAATAACAAGTCTTGCCGCAGTGGGTCGTTTTTTATCCACCTATCGACTACAGGCAAATAAATACCATACTGCGATCTGCTGCGGCAACCATCGGCCGGAACCCTTCGGGGTGTCTGGACACGCACCATCGTCACCACACCATAGGACTCGTCATCCATCTCTCAGAAACCAGAAACACGGTGGCGGCAAGGGCGTTCTCGGTTCGAATCCGAGTCCGGCCACGAGGAAAGGACATGTCATGAACAGGAAAACGTATGGGGCTCACTGCTCCGGCTGGCAGCATTCACCTGATGAACGTCGGCACCGGCATGAGAACACGAAGACAATCACTTGTCTGACGTTGGCGGCGACCGGGTTCCTGATTCTCTCACTGCAACCCTATGCGGGCCCGTGGAGCATTCTCGCAGGCTTCATGTGCTGTTCGCCCGTCATGCTCTCGTTCGCATTGTCGAAAGGAACACAAAAATGATCTGGTTCATACTCGCCGTAATACTCCTGCTCATCGGAGTCGGCATGATAGCCGTCGCACTCGCCAACGGTGGCGACGGAGCCGGTTTCGGCTTCATTCCCATCATCGTCGCCGCACTGTTGATGATTCCGGCATGCCTATACTCGCTGGACGTAGGCGAGGTGGCCGTCATCCGCAACATGGGCGGCTCCGTCGCCGGTCATGCGGAGAACGCGGGCTTCCATGCGAAGGCGCCGTGGCAGTCGGTCATCAAATACGATACGCGCAACAACCTCATCAACTTCTTCAAGGACACCGACTACAAGTACGACGGCGGCAGCGCGGAAGGCAAGGAGATCACGGTCAACGACCGTAGCGGTGCCAGCGCGAACATCGATATTCAGGTCAACTATTCGCTCGAACCGTCCGCCGCCGAAATGCTCTACTCGGAATACGGCAAGCAGACCACGTTCACGCAGAACTACATCGGCAACGACCTGCGCAGCGTGGCCCGTGAAACCTCCGGCAAGTTCGACACGATCACGATGCTCACCGACCGTGGCAAGTACACGAAGGCCGTGCAGGACGCGCTCACCTCGAAATGGAAGAGCATCGGCCTGACCGTCGAACAGGTGTCCGTGCAAGACATCCGCTACCCGAAGTCCATTACCGACAGCTACGCGCAAGCCCAAGCCGCCGAGGTCGCCAAGCAGAAGGCGAAGAACGAGCAGGAGACCGCGAAGGTCGAGGCCGAGACGAAGCGCATCAAGGCGCAGGGCGAGGCCGACGCGAACAAGGTGCTGAACGATTCCCTGACCGACAACGTGCTCCGGCAGCATTACATCGACGCTTTGAAGAACGCCGACCAGCTGATCGTCACACCCGAGGGCTCCAACACCCTCATCCAACCCAAATGATTCTTCCGGGCGGGGTTCTTTATTCCTTTACTTCCTCGTCCGGTGGCAGCCAAGCGCATGGTGCCGCACCTACGAAGCCTTCCAATGGTCATGGACTTCTCCAAGGTGCACCGGGTTCGACTCCCGGCTTGGCGCTCAGAAAATTTAACCCCTTCGCGTCCTACGTCGGAAAACCAATACAAGGGTTTTCGGACGTGTCAGCACCGGCGCAGAAGGACAACCAAACAATCAAGCCCAGTGAAGGGAAACAATCATGGAACTCACACCATCAGACCAGATGAGACTGCTCAACGAGGCCCGTGGACTATTGCCGCAGGGCGAGCTCGAACACCGCGCGAGGCAGATACTCGACTCATATACGCCGAACCAGCAGCCCGCGCCACAGACACCGGGCTCCCCGCGACTCATCATCAGCGACTTCCTCCGTTCGAAAGGATTCGAGCCGATGAGGAAAAGCGCGTTGCACTTCGGTTCCCGTTTGGCCGAGAACTACAAGATGAAGTTCGGCGCCTACCCGCCCAAGCACGGGAAGACCTACATCTACTACGAGATCGACCGGCCTCTCATGGAGGAGACGTGGGCTCAGATTCAGACGGAGGACGCCGACTGATGGCATCTGATTTCAACTCCATCGCCAAAGCCATCCGTTATCTCGGTGATTGCGTCCGTTATCTCGCTGACAAGTATGTGGCCGTGAACGATCGCGTGTACTCGGATTGGAACGAGGCCTCGAAGGTCGTGGGAGACGTTGGCCGTGACCATGTGGCCGATTATGCGGAGGCCTCTCACAAGCAGGGTAAGTCGCGTACTTGGCGTCACAGTCACCTGATGGAACGCGAGGAACAATTGTCCATGCAGTCGAGGGGTTCTCATGTTGACCCCGAATGATGTCCGGCATAGAAAGTTCCGCACGTATCGTTCCCTGCTTTACGGAGAGGTCTACGACGTGGAGGACGTTGACGATTTTCTCGACTTGGTGGCCGACACCATCAAGGTTTTAGGCAAGGAAGTACTCAAAGCAAGAAAGGAGGGGCAATGACCGTCGAGCAGATGACCGATGACGATTACTTCGCGTTTGACGCGGTGGACCAGACCGCGTTGAAGAAGTATCTGGTCAGCCCGTTGGCGTATTCGCAGTATCTGACCGGCGAGCATTCGTCCTCCCCCCAGTTCGAGTTCGGGAAGGCGGCTCACAGTCTCATATTGGGCAGTGGCCCCGAGGTGCTGGTGAAACCGAACCTACGCACCAAGGAAGGCAAAGCCAGGTATGCGGAGACATTGAAACTGCATGAGGGCGAGGATATCGTATGGATTTCCCCCGATGATGTGGAGAAGGTCGAGGCCATGCGAGACATGGTTGGAGATTTCTTCACGAAGCTGGATGGTCAGCCGGAGGTGGCGATGATCGCCGCCGACCCTGATACCGGATTGTTGATTAAGGGCAAGGCGGACTGGTTGCCGTCCACTCCCGACCCGGATGGTGTGCTGCGTATCCGTGATTACAAGACCACGGTGAAGTCGCCGGACGAGTTCGAGCGTTCCTGCTGGCAGTACGGGTATCACATTCAGGCCGCGTTCTACATGCGTCTCTACCGGTTGACGATGCCCGAATATAAGGGGCCGTTGGGTTTCGAGTTCGTCGTGCAGGAGAAGAACCCGCCGTTCGACTGGATGCGCTACGAGATTCAGGAGGATTCGCCCATCATCACCGAACTGGCGGAACCGAAGATAAACCACGCCTTGCAGGGCATCAGATGGTTCCGTGACAACACGGAGGACCCGTTGGAGGCCATGAGGGCCTACGGGTTGCCTAAATACCCGAAGGATGTCGTGTTCCCCGACTGGAAGCTGTTGGAGGAAGAGGAGGAGATTGAATCATGGCGGTAATTAAGAAGGACGCTCGGGGCGGTCGTGGCACGTATGCGACCCTGGCTCAGGTCGTGAACTATGTGGACGAGCAGGGGTTCGACCTGCAATGGCCGACCAAGTTGGTTGACGGACGCCTGTATGTGGATACGGCCGTCAGGAAGAAGGGCACGGACAAGTGGATTGCCAGTAATTGTCTTATCCCGGTCGAGGTGGGTGATTCGCGTGGCATGAGCGTCATGCAGGCCCTCGGTTCCGCATTGACGTATGCGCGACGCTACAGCACTTGCGGCGCGTTCGGACTGGCGACCACGGATGATGACGGTGAGACGAGCGGCTACAAAAAGCGTTCTGTCAAGGGTATGACCGACGAGCAGAAAACACAGATCGACCGGATTCTTGAAGACTGCAAGATTCCGGTGGGTCAGGAGAACGGTTTCATCGGCAACGTCCTGCAAACGCGGGTCGCTTATGGCACGTTGACCGAATATCAGGCGCAACGGTTCATCGACGCTTATCGACAGCATAACGACAAGGTTAAGGAGGCTCCCAGTGAGCAGTGAGATTGGTTTGAACGACGTGAAGCCGGGCATGTGGGTTGAGTTTGATGATGCGGACGGGCATTATGCGGGCGAACTGCATGAGATGAAGAACTCGGAAAGCATGGTGGACGGTCTCATCATGAGTATGGGCCATAAGCCGCCACTGTACATCGAGACCGAGGATGAAGGCAATCTCGTGGTTTTCTTGGATTTTGGCGATGGGTACAGTACCGGTTCCGCTCGGAACGTGCATGTGTACGAGTCGAAGCCCGAGACGGAATCCGTCAAGCAGGCTGAAGATGATGACAAGAAACCGTTCTGGAAAGGCAAGACCTGCGGGGAGCTGGAAGGGCTGCGTGTCAAGATAACGTGGAATAACGGCGACACGATGACCAGTACGCTCGACATGGTGGGAAACGTTGCTCATTGCGTCTCTCTTTCTCCCGCCATTCGTTCATCCTCGACTTTCGTCCCTTACTCCGGTATCAAGTCCATCGAACTGGTGGATGATGCTTTCCGTGAGCGTATCACCGATATCACGAAGGTTCGCCCCGGCGACAAAGTGGTGATGAAGAACGGCAACGAGTACACGGTGAAGAAGACGGATTCTGACCGTACGGGCGGACAGACCCTGTGCCTGAGTATCGGGGAGCTCGGCTTTCCGGACGGGTGGTGGGTGGATGACTCCTTTTTCCAATATGCGTACCGCGGACCGTACACGATGGATGACCTTCCGAAGGAGCCGGGCTTCTACAAGGCTCGCACCGAATCGGTGTGGAAGCATGACGGCAAACGTTGGATGCCGGTGCTCTCCCATGATGGCACCATCGCCCCCGCCTTCCCATGCCAGTCCCAATCCCGCAGCCAGTTCTTCAAGACCAGTGTCCGGGATGATCGTTTCCCGTTCACGAAGGTGGAGGCGAGCTTCGAGTGACTTTCACCCCGAGGCCGGGCTGCAAGTGCGCCAGATGCCTGTGGGCTCACGGGGACAAGATCACGCTCCCCCAATGCCCCACATGCGGTGCCGTTGATTGCGCCGGAGCCCAATCACACATGCTGGTCTGCAACAGGCGGGCCATGGAGAAACACAAGACGAACAATTACAGGAGGAATGCGTAATGGCCGGAGAACCAAGCATCGAGTTTACCGGATATGCGGGAGAGATCAAGGATTTTCAGGATTCCAGTATTCTCAACGTCAGCGTCCATCCGGGTTACACGGATAAGAACACGAACCAGTGGGTTGACAAGGAGCCTCAGTTCTATGGTGTGCGTCCCTTGTCGAATCAGGCGAAGGATGCTTTGAATCAGGTTCGCCAGTTGAAGTCCCAGCCGAACATGAGCGTGAAGGTTCTTGTGAACGGCAGCTTGTCCAAAAGAGTGTCGGAAAAGGATGGGAAACGGTATGAGAATTGGGATGTCGCGGCCCGCACCATTGCGGTGTTGAGCGCGAAACCCAAGGCCCAGCAGTCTGGTTTCCAACAGTCGCAGCAGCAGTATCAGCAAGGATTCCAGCAGCCGCAACAGGGATTCCAGCAACCGCAACAGCAGTATCAGCAGCCTACGGACCCGTGGAGCCAACCCCAGGACGAATACGGAAATGGGCAGATCTAACCCGTCCCAACACGTCAAGGATTTGGTGGACGCACGCGACCAATACCGGTGCGTCCGCTGCGGCAAACCATTCCATTGGAGCGGTTTCAGCCGGCATCATCGCAGACTCCGGTCACACAAGTGGCCGGGACTGCATGAGGCGTCGAACCTCATCTTGGCGTGTGGGAGTGGCGATACGGGATGTCATGGGTGGATTCACGCCCATCCGCGTGAGGCCATGAGCTTGGGGTACATCGTGAGCGGTTTCAACGATCACCCCGAACTGGTGCCGATTCTCACCGCCCAACATGGTTGGGTGCTTCTGGACGATAAGGGAGGTTGGACGCGATGCGAACCGCCGAAGCAGTAAGCCTGTTGTTCATCCTGTTCTGCCGTGACCCGCAGTTTCGGCGGGCGTTGTACAAGCTCGACCCTGTGTTGTTCCGCAGGTTCACTAATGGGGAGGTGTGGCTGTGAACGTTGATGACATGACCGATGAGGAGTTCATCGACTATTGCCGGAACGGCGGCGAACTGTCCGGCCTGATAACTGAACGTCATCCGAAATGCGATTGGTGCGGTGGCATGTGCCGGGTCGGCAAGGATGGCATGTGCCGGAACTGTCGTGTCAGGGAACGGCGTCGAACCGACCCCGAGTATGCGCAGCATCTGCGTGATCTGGCGAATCGGCGGAACGCTCGTAATCGTGAGAAACGTAATGAGTATGCACGCCGGTACCGGTCGGAGCATTTGGCTCAGGCTCGGGCTTCGGCTCGTAAGTATGCCGCCGCCCATCAGCGTGAGATGGCTGAATACCATCGCCGTTGGAGGTCGGAGCATCCCGAGAAATACGCCCAGTATGAGGCGAAGCGGAAACGTAAACGACAACTAGCCAAGGAGGCTGTCAATGAGTGAGAAACCATTCTGGGAAGGCAAGACCTGCAAGGAGATGGCCGGACTACATATCAAGGTCACGTTCAAGAACGGGGACGTAGCAACCGGCGTAGCTGACAAAAACGGCGATATTAAGAGCGCTTACGTTCTCACCCTAGGAATGGGCGATGACCTGTTCGTCCCGCAAGCCGACATCGAGTCTATCGAATTGGTGGATGACCCCGAGTACGAGCGTATCGATGACATTCACGATGTTTGCACGGGCGATATTTTCGTCGCGACGAACGGCAATAGATTCTTCGTTGTCGCTGTCGATGATGATGACGAAACAGACTGCACCCTTGCAGTCACGGTACAGGCAGAGATTCCCAACTTCCACTATTGGATGTTTAATTCAAGCTTCGCCTACGCATTGCGTCGGAAGCCGAAGCTGCCCAACCATGACGGGTTGTGGCTAGACAAGGATGATGCGATCTGGCAAGTTTGCGATCATCAAGCGGTTCCTGTCTATGACGACGCTGACGAATGGGGATTCCAGCGGGAGATTTTCTTAGTCTCCCAACTGGTTCAACATGCCCCATTCCGCCCGGCAAAGGCGGTGGAAGCGTGAGCAATCGTATCGTCCAAATGCCTCCGGTCGAATCTTTCGGCCGTCTCACGCCCGACAAGTGGCTGTTGTTGAAGACCCTTGAGGAGGCGGCGGAGATGGTGGAGGCCGGGAAACAATACCTGAAAGCCAGCGACCCGACAGACCCGAGCGGCATTGGCCGGGAGTTCGATGATCATGCGAACTGCCTCGCCTGCTTCGGGGTGAACGTGGGCGGCGAGATCGGCGATGACCGGGACAAGGCGAAAGCCGGATGGATAGGTTACGTGCGCGACCAGCGCCGCCAAGCCATGCTCGGCGAGCTCGCCGACGTGTTGCAGACGGTCGGCAACCTGATCACCGCGTTCGACATCACCGACGAGGAACTTGCTCAGTCTATGGATGATTGCCTTGTTCGCAATCAGGAACGAGGTCGACTGTGAGCATCATCAGCAGTGAGGCGAAGTGGGCTGTCCTCCAACGAGTTGTCCGTCTATCCCCCGAGGAAATACGTGGCACGACCAAGAGCAAGGAATACGAGGCCGGTTTTATCGCCGGAGCCACGCGCCCGCCCACGGACGAGGAAATCGAAGCCGGGGCGAAAGCGTTCTACGAGGCGTTGAAGCCCGACTCTTACCCTCAATGGGATTCTGACTGCGCGTTGAGGGCCGAATACTACGACGCCATGCGACTCGCAGTCAAGGCAATGCAAGGAAAGGCAGCGGAAGAATGAACAATCTTATCCACTGCGATATGTGCGGCTACCTCATGACCAAACGTTGGAGCGAAACCATTGACGGTAAGACGTATTGCCGTGATTGCGTTCCGAAGAAGCGTCTCATCGATTCGGGTGAGCCGACCGAGTTCGATGATACCGACGAAATCGTATGCCCTTACTGCGGGCACCGATACGAAGATTCGTATGAATGCGGCGGCAATGACGAATACTTCGAGGAGGAGTGCGAGGACTGCGAACGAGAGTTCTACGTGACTCGCATCATCGACATCAGCTATGACACCAAGCCGAAGGAGGCAACAGAAGAATGAGTGATTACAAGCAGCGGATGATCCGCGAACATCGAGAATTGCAGGAGCGTATCGGCAAGCTGGCGCACATGCTTGAGGGCTACGCGGAGGGCACGTTGGACTTCACGCCCGCGTGCTCCTTCCAGCTCCTTGAAAGCCAATTGTACGCGATGGGGACATACGCGAATATCTTACAGGAGCGTGCGCGTATCGAACAGGTGGATTTGAACGCGCCTCTTGAGGGAGGTGAGTCTGGTGAGGTTTCACAGGATTAGCCCGTGTCCTCGTTGTGGGGGCAAGGTCAAGGCGAAATGGGAGCGGGACGGCGTGCAGGGGTTGCCTGAATACACGTTCTTTATCGTGATGTTCCGCTGCACTGTCTGCGGGCTCGGCTTCGAGGGAGGTTGTTCACGGAAGCCCGCCCCGTATCAGTTGCAATACAATATCGCCGCTTGGAACCGCATATGCAACGGTGATAAATGCTTCACGTTGACCTACATGAGTCAGGAAGACGGACGATGAAGTTGGAGACCAAGGAAGAATATCTGGTCGATTCGGCTATCGAGATGCTGTATCCGACCGTCACTTTCAATTCCTATGAGGCCGCTGTGAAGCATATCCACGAGACGCCGGGCACGTGGCGAATCACAAAAATCTATCGCACCCTACCAGTCGGCGAGGAAGTCACGGAGGCAGACGATGAATGCTGATGTGGAGCGGATTCGCGAGAGTCTGGGAGGCAGACGATGAAGGCGACGGACGTGGAGATCGAACGACGGTGCGGCATGGTCACAGGTGCCTCCTGCGGGCATGTGACCCTGAGTTGGATTCCGGAGACGGCCGAAACGGCACCCGCTCATGGGTGCTGGCCATCCATGACGGCGGCAGCATCCGCCGCATCCGGTTGAGCTGGAACGAGCTCGGTGACCTGGCGGCCATCCTCCAATCGATCGCGAACGAGGAGAAGGAAATGGGAGACGGACGATGAATGAACCGTTTGACGTGCAGAAGACCATTCACGACCGCATTGTGATGCACTCCAAGCATGGCGTGCAGGGTGCTTGGAATGACGGGTATATCGCGGGCTTGTCGGCCGCATTGTGGGCCGTGGTAACGGCTGACGGAGTGAACCGTACCGGCTGCAAGCATTTCGATCTGCACAATCCCGGACAAAAGGAGATGGACCTTGAGCATTGAGACGGAATCGTTCGACTTGACCTTTGGCAGCATCCACTATGCCGGCACGAGGCTCACTATCCCGATTGACGATGACGAATACATGGTTTATCGGGTAGAGATCGCCAATCATCGGCGTGGCTCTTCCAGCTTGGTGACGTTTCACCTCGACCGGGACGACTCCCGCCCGGAGCACAAGACCGTTGGCCAATCTGCAAGCGCTTATCTGAGCGTGGACGAGGCGAAACAAATCATGCAGGCACTGCAACAGGCAATCAAGGAGGCGGACGATGAGTGACAAGGCGATGCCGTTGGGCAGGAAGTTCAAGGTTCGGTTGACCATCACGCCGGAGGAAACCGGAACGCCCGTGGACATGCTGGGATTCACGTTCACCAGCGGCCGGAACGGGCATACGGAACTGGACGCAGAGTACAACAACATTCCCAAACTGGTTGACGACGGGCTCGACTCACTGTCGATTCTTGTGATCTTCAAAACACTGGAGATGTGGGCCCAGAAGGGATATGAGCTGTTCCAGCCCATCGTTCAACGATTTTACGGAGGCAGACGATGAGCTATAAGGCGAAGATATTCACCCGCGAGGAGTTTCGAGAGGTCGTCGCAGCCGCCATCTACGACTACGAACAAGCGCCCGCGAAATGCCTCTACACGACCAAGGATGCGGCAGACCAACTCTACGGCGAGTACGGCGAGGAAACCGAGGTGGAGGAATGAACGGAGTACAGCTTACCAACCATCTGACCGCGCAATTCAGGGCCTCAGTCCTGAGCCGGTACGAGGCCAGAATCACCGAGGACGGCGACTTCAGAGCCTACATATACGCCATGAGCCTCAAACGTCTCAAACGCAAGTGCGAGAGGTACGCGAAGCGTGAACGCAAGGCCATCGCATATGTCGCCACGCTCAAGGAGGAATCATGAGCGTAAGCAGAGAGAGCGTGCACCCAGACTATATTCCCGAGGATTTCGGAGAACTGCTACGTATGGCCGTTGATTACGTCTACGAGCAGGGCGCGCACTATAGCGAGGATGCTTTACTGACGGCGTTCAGGCCCGTCATAGACGAACACGACCGGCAGATAGCCGAAAAGGCATGGGCCGAGGGACAGGCAAGCGGCTACTTTGCCGGGACCCACAACCGTGAACCAATCAGCAACCCTTATCGGAAGGAAAACTCATGAGAGACAAGTGGATCATCGAGGTCACCATCGGCTTGATTTTCGTCTTCGGCGGCGCGTTGCTGACATTGCTGATTGTCGGCGTGCTGGGCATGAGCCTGCACGCGGGAACGCAGTCCGAACCTCAGCAGGATATGGTGCAGCGGGTGGAGCGCACGGGAGACGTGAAATACCTGTGCGTCGAGGCCAAGACCAACGGGCACATCGACGCCATGAGCTGCCAGCTTATCGACCCAATGAGTGGAGGCATCAAATGAGCTGGCTTGATGACTTCTACAGGATTATCCGCAAAACCGATATGAAACCGGTCAAGGACGGGCGCGTATGCCCTCACTGCGATGGCAGAGTCATTCTCGCGCACGGGCATACGCGCGTCACAAATCAGGACACCTACCTGTATCGGTGCGTAAACGGCCATAATCTCACCCGCTGGCATTACACGATACGAGGCGCATGGAAGGAGCTGAACCAATGAGCAAGCAGAAAAGCAGGGCATTGCAGATGCTGTACAAGAACGCGCATGAGGACGCTGAGCTTATCCGGCAGACTACTGGATTGCCGTTGGAAACCATCGAATTGTTGCGCAGGGACGTGCTTCGTATGACCGACAACAATCCGGAGTTCTGATGATGAAACCATCGTATCTACCCGTCCAGTACGAGCATTGCCCGTATTGCGGAGGAATCATCAACGTCTTCGGGGGCTGCATGGATTGCCAGTTCCATGATGACCCGACTGAATGGTGGATGGACGAATGAGCCGACAGAAAGCCAAAGGCACACTGCTTGAATCCAAGGTGGTCAACTATTTGCGCGCCCGGTTGGGTGACAGCGAGCAGACGATACACCGTGAGGTGTTGCATGGGACGAAAGACCAGGGCGATATCACCGGTCTGCGTATCCACGGCCAGCCGGTCGTATTGGAGTGTAAAAACTACAGCACCTATACGGGGAGACTCAAGGAGTGGATGCAGGAGGGCCGTACCGAGGCGGGTAACGCTGACGCACCTTACTGGTTCGTCGTGTTCAAACAGAAGGGTCTCGGCTTGAACACGTTGTCAAGCATGGACAACCAGCCCGTGCTCACCGACTTAAAGACCCTCGCATTGATAGCAGGACATGGAATCATCGAAGGAGACGAAGAATGAGCTACGACCTGTTCATAGTGGACAAGGATGTGCCGGAACCGGAATGGTTTGACGTATGCGAACGGGACGGCGAGCATGTGCGGACCGCTCATGGCCATTATTTCAACTACACGTATAATCTATCCGCGTTTTTCACCGATTACAAGGTCCATCCTAAGCATGACCTGGACGGGTTGACGGCCGGGGAGGCCGCAGCCCGTATCGACAAGGCGTTGAAAGACATCTACTTGGAACCATTGTATGTTTTGCGCGGCAAATACAATCCGCCGAACTATTGGGGCAGCGTGGACAGCGCCATCGCATGTTTGAAACTGATATACGACTATTGCCGGGAACACCCGGACTATATCGTGAGGGAACGCTCCTAAGGGGAAATGATGGAAGATAGGAAACTCGTTGATTTCGCCCGTTGGCTGAACGATCATCCGGGCGAATGGAATCTTTGGCCGTATCTCATTCCCATACAGGCCGACCGCAGGGATACCGTCGCATCGATGAGGCTTGTCATGGAACGCATCAAAAACCATCAGTACGACGAGTTCCGCGTGGACACCGTATTGCTCGAATACGAACTATTCAACGGTTTCATGGGCTTCGATAAGGGCAGCGTGCATGAAAACGGTCTCGCGTTGAAGATGAGGCTCAAAGCATGACCGCGCGTGGAGATGACCGCAAACTCATGCATTGGATAGCCTCGCACGGCTACACGGTGGTACGCGCCGGCAGCGGCCACTGGAAGATATTCGATGACGGCGTGCTGCTCACGGCGACGAGCGGCACGCCCTCGGACTGGCGAAGCCGCCACAACTTCATACGAGATTTAAGGAGACGAACATGTTCAATCTAGCATCGAAGATTCGGCACTGCTGCCCACTCTACGGATGTGTCCCGCTCATATTCGAATGGAGAGGCCGCTACATGTTTTTCTGCACCCACTTGGAAGCCCCTTATGCCGATACGAGAGAGGAAGCATGGGATAAGTGGTGCGGGATGGTTGAGAATATTTGGGAAAGGGACAGGAAATGAGCATGAGAGTGAGAACAACCTACTTGACAAAATGTGACTACCCGGGCTGTTGCATGCAGTACGACTTCTGGGCAACGAGCGAGGAAAACGCAATCATGGACATTACCGACGACGAAGACTGGTTGTGCCTGTTCACAAATGATAATGAGCCGCGATTCTTCTGTCCACTGCACTTGCGATACGTGCAAAACTCACAGTATGACTGGCTGACCGTATTTTACGATTCCGACAACCCAGACACGCAAACAAGCTTGCACGCTCTAAACAAGTACTACGAGGATATGAGCACACCGCAACCACTGCCAAAACCGGAATGCGAGGACACCATACTAGCGATTCTCACAAGCGAGGACACGAAATGAGCGGTGTGTTAGAACTCCTCCCGCATGACATGGGTCTGCGCGTGGAACTTGATACGAACGAAACATACTACCTGAAAAGCGGATGGGCGGAACGCTGTGACGGGATTTATGGGCTTGCTTGCGGATACGTGGATTATGTCGAAGGCATTACGTGGTTTAAAGATCCGGCTCGCATCGCGATCATGAACAGCCACGTGAAGCTGGCAGTCCCATGGGAGGAACCTGAAACCGAAACCACCAAGCAAAGCGAGGACGCGAAATGACGATTGACGAACTGCATGATTACTGCCGTTACCTCTTCGACGAGAACCATGTGCATGGCGTGCCTGACAAGTGGAGCGAAGGCTACGAGTTCGCGCTCAGCCTTGTCATGTTCAAGTGCCATGAGGGATTAACAGACGAAGACCGCAAGGCTGTAGCCGACTGGCGTGAATAACATTGGAAGGACACGAAATGAGCAGGACTGATACCACCGCCATGCTGTCACAACTGGTGGAGAGAGGTAGACGATGAGCGGGACCCGCCGATATCGTAAGCTCTCCGCCGAGACGTTGGGCACGCTGCTGAGGCTTATCTCTGAGGATGAGTTGACGCCGAAGCAGATCGCGGAGCGCGCCGGAGTGTCACGCCAACAGGTCTACGAGTACCGGGCGAAACTCAAGAACCATGAGCAGACCGCGCCGTTGACCGACATGTCCACGCTTGTGATCCATCAGCGAGTCGTCTTCCGCCCGGACATGACCAACGAGAACCCGGATGACGTGAACGGGCCGAGCCTCATCGACCCGGACAGCGGCTTCGACTGTTCCCGATGCGGCCAGTCCATGAGCCGTGACTGGTTCACCATCGAGGGCAACCGAATCAAACCGGATTTCCGCTATTGTCCCGGATGCGCGGGCGTGGCTACCCCATACAGGGACGACGCGATAAGCCCCGATGTGAGGGAGGCCGGAGATGGGCGGCTGGCGTGACAAGGCCGCTTGCCGGGACATGGACCCTGACTTGTTCTTCCCCGCCACGCGGCGGAACATGCACGGATAAACGGCTACCCGTTGCAAGGCGTATGGGGCGGGATAAACAGAAGCAAAGGCAAGAACTACAGGAACGACGAAACGGAGATGTGGGAATGAGCATCGCGGATGATGAAGCTGAGAAGGCGTATCCGACCCGCTACTGGGAAGGAACGCATGTCAAGGAACAGTTTTACTGCGACACGGACGATCTGCAGGAAGCATACCTGCGTGGCCGCAACGCACCACCCACGAATGCAGAGATTGAGGCCGTGGCGAAACGGCTCTGCTGGAACAGCTGCAAATGGGATGGCGTCGATAGCTACGCGGCGAAAGACGAGGATGACGCATGGAATTATGCCGGTGAGATTCCCGGCTTCCATGAGGAATATATCCGACAAGCCAAGGAACTACTCGCACTGGCGCGGAAGGCGGTAAACGAATGAGTTGCATTGGCAAGGCCGAAACACTCGCCATCGCCGCCGCCGTACTGTTCTCCGTACTGTTCTTCGCCCTCGTTGCCTATCTCGGCTGGGCTGAAGCAACGGCGAAAGATGAAGGAAGGAGAGAGATAGATGGCTAGGCGCGGATACGTGCAGCTCGTGAACGGCTTCTACATGAATCGCAAGGTGCGAAAACTCAGGCACACATGCCCGAGCGCGATAGGCGCGTTCACGATGATGCTTACCTTCTGCGGAGATAATCTTTCAGACGGTCATATCAGTGAAGATGATGCGCTTTACGTGCTGGATATCACCGATTCAGAACTTGAAGCACTATGCAATGTCGGCATGATCGAACCGGACGGGAACAACGGGTACTACATTCACGATTATCTTATACACAATCGCAGTCGCGAACAGGTACAAAAGAAGCGTGAAAGCAATGCTGAAAATTACCGTAAAAATAAAAACGAGGTAAAAACCTCCGATTCAGATGACTTTCAGACGGCTGAATCACGTCTGAATCGGGACAAACACCAGAACACCAGAACACCAGAACACCAGAATGAATTATCTAAAGATAATTCAACTCCCCCTACCCCCTCAAAGCCTGACTTCGATGGACTGCTCGACAGTCTTGAGCGTATTTACCCGACGAACAGGTTCGATGGGAAGACCTCTCAGGCTCGAATGCAGTTGGAAATCGAATGGCCCAAGATCGTGAAAGCCGCCGGCGAGGCTGACCCGCGTGAGTTTCTTGAAGCCAAAACCCGAGCGTATGTCGGGGCCACCGAGGAACGGTTCGTGAAGACGTTCAGCAGGTTCATCGGCGGGGAACTGTACGCACGCAACTGGGAGAAACCCAAACCGGAGACCCCAAGGGCCCGGCAAGTCCAGCCGGTCAAGTCCCGCAGCCAGCAGAATCTCGAAGCGAACATGGCGAAAACCTGGCAGTACATGACCGAGGAGGAGCGGGCCCGATACTCGCAGGGAGGTCTCAATGCTCAGCAAGGGTGAGGCGGCGGCGTTGTTGTCGCTGATTAACGCGCATCACGGCAACGCTCAGTGGGATGATGTTCAGCTTGACGCTTTTTATTCGGAACTGCGTTCGGATATCACGGCGGTAGAGGCGCGTGAGGCCGTTCGACGCTTCTACGCGGACAACAGCACGGGTCGCTGGTGCGGTTCCGGCGACATCAACGGCATCGTCCGCAAGCTGCGCAACGATACGAAACCGTCCGAAGCGCAGATAGGCCGGGAGTGCGAACGTCTGGGACTGGTGGGAGGTCAGGCGTGGTTGTATCGCCGGCAGCGCATGATGGGCCGTTCCCCGGACGAGTCTCGACGGGTGGCGTTGGCCGCGCGTGACCCGTTGCGTTTGCCGCCCGCGAAACCCAAGCGCAGGCGTGAGGGTGGTGGTTTCAATCCGGGTTTGGGCGTGGCGTTGGACGAGGTTCTGGCGACACGCCGTCCGGCTGAATCATGACCGGTTTGATGGCATAATTGGGAGTTGCTGACACGTCCGAGACCTTCAAAAAAACCGAAGGTCAAGGTTACTATTGTCTTTTTCCACTGAAACTACGAGGCTCTGCCGCTACCACGGTTGCTGGCGGGATATCGTCACCGACGCGCCGTCACCGCTTATCGGACATGGCGTCGAACCGAATCTGAATCTCCTGTGCGACAAGCACGCCAGCCAGTTGACCGGCGACCTGCGATGGTTGGACCGCAGTCTGCCCGACCTGTGCGAGTATCGCATCAACCGCGCCTACGGGCACAAGAACGGTGGCGGCGGTCAATCCGGCACCGCTCCCGCACCGTTGCGCGAAGCCCTGCATGATCTGCTGTACGCGGACGATGACCACGGTTATCCGGGGTTGCAAGGCACGTTGTACGAGTGGATGCGCAGTCTGAAAATCAATCTGCCCGAGTCCACGCCACTGTCGGACATGGTTTACCGTATCGCCAATCATCCGAAACTCATGGAGCATTCCAGCACGCCCGTGTACGCGGAACTGGTGCACAGTCTGACACGCAAGCTGCGTCGTTTTCTCACGGACGATGACGGGGAAACCGTATTGTACGGGCCATGCCCCGCCGACAAGTGCTTGGGCCAGCTCTCCTGCTACGCGGACGCGGAGACGGCGAAATGCCCGAAATGCGGTTTCAGTATGCCGGTCGCCCTCATCAGGGCGGAACGGGTGAAACGTCTCCTCCAATCGGAGGCGGTGAGAACCCGCGGCGAACTGTTGGACATCATCAAGGCGTGCGGAATGCGCGTGAACCGCAGCACTTTGCGTAGTTGGATACATCGAGGCCAGTTGCCCCAGCAGGGCGAGGATGCGTACAGCAATCCGCTTTACCGGTTCAGTGACTTCTACCGTCTCGCGTCCGGCCTGTCGGAGGACGCGGACGTGTGGGAGATCATGCAGGTTTCGCAAAACCAATCCAAGGAAGGAGACGACAAGTGAGCAATCAGATTCAACCATTCGACTTCAACGGCATTCAGGTGCGTGTCCTAACCGATGAACACGGCAACCCGTGGTTCCTTGGAGCGGACGTATGCGCCATTCTCGGTACGGCCACCAACCATATTCGGGAATACCTCGATGCCGATGAAATCACCAATATCCGTAGTACGGATATTGCTCAGAACGGCGGCAAGGCACCCGTTTTCGTGTCCGAGTCCGGCTTGTACTCCCTCGTGTTACGCAGCCGCAAGCCCGAGGCTCGCGAGTTCAAACGCTGGGTGACGCATGAGGTGCTGCCATCGATTCGCAAACATGGCGCGTACATGACCGAATCGACTTTGGAAAAGGCAGTCACCGAACCCGACTTCCTTATCCGGCTTGCCACGCAAATCAAACAGGAGCGGGCGGAAAAGGAGAAGGCCCAAGCACAGGTCGAACGGATGCGTCCCAAGGCATTGTTCGCTGACGCTGTGGAAACCTCGAAGACCAGCATCCTTGTGGGCGACTTGGCGAAAGTTCTGAAAGGCAATGGCGTGGATATTGGCGGCACTCGCTTGTTCGCGTGGCTGAGGGACAACGGATGGCTGATGAAAACCGGCAGCTCTCGCAACATGCCCACGCAGAAATCTATGGAATTGGGCTTGTTCGAGATCAAGGAAACCACCGTGGTTCACTCGGACGGTCACACGACCATCAACAAGACGCCGAAAGTCACGGGCAAAGGTCAGACGTTCTTCGTCAACAAGTTCCTCGGACACAGGGAGATTACTCAATGAGCATCAATCTTGGTACCACGGAAGTGGAATTGAGCTTGTACTCCAAGGCGCTTCAACTAGCCACGTTCACCGTGGAAGTCCCGGTGGCGGGCGAACTGGAACCGGACAGCGTGTGCATAGGCGACGACATGCAGCTACGCGCGCACGTGACAGTGACGCTGCCGCCCGACGGTTCCGTCGAAAAGGCCGTTAAAGCCGGGGTTTATGCGTTCCAGAAGGCGTTCAACGAGTCGATGGAATCGAGGAACGTATGAACTGGCTGAAACGACTGTTGCACTTGGAGGAGCCGGAACCGGTCGAAAAGCCGGAACCTAAGCCACCGGTATTGGAATCATGCCCTATCTGCGGGTGTACGCCCAAACCGAATTACACACGAATCAATTATGATGAATGCGATTACATTCTCGAAAGAAGAAGATGGCGGCTTTCGGGAGAATGCGAACATTCCGCAATCGTGTACTCGTTCGCCCTGCCTTGGGATAGTTGCAATGACGTCAACCAGTGGAATATGGGGTGCCGGGCGTTAAGCACGGTGGTGGACGAACCTGTTTCCGAATGTCCCGTATGCGGGGAGACCCCAACCGTGCAACCGGATACCGAGTCGGATATTCCCCAGCTTGTCTGCTCATGCAACGAACTGTTGGGCAACGATGGGATAACAAACGTCTATAAGCGCAAACGCGAGTGGATACGTCGTTGCGTGGCGTTGAAACGCAAGCAGGACAACGTGAGTGAAATGGAACAACTGATCGGAGAAACACAATGAACGGACATTATTCGGTTATCACGAATTTCGGCTGTCATTGGACATGCCCCTACTGCATCGTAAGGAAAACCGGATTGAACGTGCCGGTGACGGACATGCAGGCCACGCTGCGGACCATCAGCCGTGAAAGCGAACGCCACCCCATGAGGTTCCTGAGCTTCAGCGGCGGCGGAGACCCCCTGTTCCCCATGCGCGAGCCGGAAGCGTCGAAACGTGTCGCCTTCTACCGGGAGGCGATACGCAGGGCCGGAGACTGGCTCACGGAAACCGAGATGCACACCAGCTACTTCCAATGCGGACGCAACGTGGCTCAGGTCATGCAGCAGGTCAGGTTCAGCCGCGTGGTGTATCACATGCGGCCCACGAGCTTGTCCGATGACGTGGCGTTGGCATTGCCCCGCAAATGGTTCGACCGTCAGAAGGTACGTGTCGTGTACGTGGTCACCCCCGATTTCACGCCGGAGCGTATCGACCGGATAGCCGGTCTCGTGGCCGATAGCAACGTGGTTGATGAACTGTCGTTCAGGCAGATGGTCAACCCCGACAACACCATCGACCACACGTGCGAGGAGTATCTGAAGGCCGGCCATCAAAAACGCTGGTGGTACATCCAACAGGATGATTACAACACGTACGTCGTGAACGACTGGCTTTACACAAGATTCAGCGATATCGGCAAGGAGGACCACAGGTGAGCAAGAAGATTCGCGTCGCATGGGAAGACCTACAGCCCGGCGACCTGATTCACGTCAAAGGCAGTACGAACGTGTATCAGTTCATCCGCTTTACGGAAAACAAGTGTCAGGCTGAGGTAGGCACTTCTGGAGTCTGCGCCGGTTGGGGAGGGCGGAAAGTCCGGGACAATGAAGGTAAAGTTCGTTACTGGTTCGAGACAGGCCCGACAGCTATGCTCGTGGTCTCGCTCCTCGGTTTCGCCTATGCCACCCGTCCCGCGCCTAAGAAGATTGGGCTGGCTGGCTATTACATGCCGTTTGATTCAGGTGAATACTGGCTGAAAACCTCTTTTGGCTGGTGTCGAATCCTTCTCGTTCTCAATAGGGTTGGCCAGCCCGTTCAGCCGTTAAGCGTGGGATGGTACGACGGAGAAGCGAGTCATTGCCGTACATTCTATTCATGGCACGAAATGGTCGAATGCCTCCACCCACGTGAACTATTGACCGCTGAGGAATACTACACGCGCAAAGCCAAGGGGGAACTATGACGACCATTCAGGCAGCAGGGCATGATCGCCTGCTGCAATGCGTGGGCCAGCTACATGATCGTGCACATGCTGACCGCTTCGCTGCATTTGGCCGCAATGACACCCGCATTGACGGAGCAGCTGAACCATGCGCGCAAAACCATTCACGGCGGGCAATGAGCGCGATCCCAATCATCCTGTTCACGCTCCTACTGGGGGCCGTCGCCATCATCGAGAATCGGAGAAAACATTGACCAAGGAACCTGAGACGCTGTTTCCCCATCAGAGGTGCATCATCGACCTGACCGAGTTCGCGCACAAGGTCAGCGTGGAAGTCCGCGTGTACGATACCGAGGAAACCATGCGGAGAGCCGCCTGCATCGACTCGGTGGAATCCTCCATCGAATCCGATGACCTCGACAGGCCGATTGGAGATGCCGCGTTCGAAAACGGTACAGCCGGAATCACCCTCATGCAGTCCGCGACAATCGACACGCAGACCAATGTGGTGAAATACGGGAACTCCCCCATGTGCGTGATCTATTTGAGCCGCGAACACCTGCTGCCGCATATCGTCAGCCATGAATGCGTGCATGCTGCGATGGGCTTGTACAACGCCGAGATTCTCGGATACCGACACAAGGCCAAGGCATGCAAGCACATGACGGTCTCAAATGAGCTTGTCGCATACGTGCAATCCGAACTGTTCCGCTGCACGATGGAATTTCTGGACGGAGCCATCAAATCGGCAAAGGAGGAATAAGAATGCCGCCCTAGTGTGCTTCCACGAGAGGCAGCGGCGTCTTATAACACGCCTATCATAGCTTGAAACCCGTGAAAATCTATTTTTTATTGATCTTCACGGGTTTCAGTGAATGAAAAGCATGTTTTCGTATAATCGGGCCCACGTTTTCCACTTATCCGTCAAAGACCGGCACGGGAATCGTATTCGTATTCGTCATCTTCCATACCAATGAATATCGGCTCCACACCGAACATGGCCTTGAACAGTTCACGTGCGAACACATCCACTTCCTCTTTCGTAGGCTTGTGATCGTATTCCGGCCACGTGTTGAACCCATTCCAATTGCGGTTTATCGGCCATGCGCCTTGACGGGTTTCCAAACGCCATTTTCCGCTGGGCATGTGGACGATGGTGGTTTTGATGGACATGATAGTTCCTCCTGAAAGAATATTCGGGCATGACGAAACATCATGCCTCTTGTACTTGGTTCGCTAATTCCCAGAAGGCCACAAGAGAGTCCCGTGGCCTCCAGTGTATCAAGATTTCTCGTATTCCTTGCACAGATCGGCGGCGAACTTGGTGAGATTATCCGGGTCAAGCACATAGTTTTGCCCAGTCTCCCCTGCTTCGTCATAGTATTTCCACACCTCGTGCAAGGCTTTCTCCATACGTTCGACGTTCACTTGGACACCTCCTGATTCCAGTCCAGCATGTCGCCGGTCAGCCATTCGCCGCCACCTGAAACACGCGCGTACAACCACGCCCGGTAGCCGATTCGAGCCGCCTTATCGTGTTCCAGCCATGCTTTCAGCCACGTGAAACGTAGTTTCCAGCCGGGTATGCGTCGCCACAACTCCTTGTTGACGGCGGGGTCGAAACGCTCATAACGGTAGATTGCGGTAATCAATTCGCCCACTTTCTCTTGACATGAGAGCCGTCCTCGTAATCGGCGCTGACCATATCGTTGTCCAGTTCGTCAATGTCCAACAGGTCTCCAACGCCGTTTTCGTCAACCCAGTCGCTCAACTGGTCGAACGTCAAGCCTTTCGGCGCGGTGACGTGACGCTTCTCGATCTGCGTCACGCGCTGGTAAATCGTGTAGACTTCGGTTTCTTCATCCATGATGGAAACTCCCTTGTTATTGTCCGGTAAAACGATTAACGGGATAATAGACAGCTCTAAAGTCCCGTCTAAATGCTGATTTATGTGAAAACCGCACCATAGAAAGCCCTATGATGCGGTTCTAAATGATGGTTTCTATAAGAATGGCCTCATGGACTTGTTCTATGAGGCCATCAAAACGATAACGGCTATACGCTCCGCCTGTATGGTGGAATGTCCAACGTGGCTTTCAACCCGTCGTTAACATGCTCCGCGTCCCTCAACGAGAGTCGTCCGAACCATTGCAGCAGTTCGCTCCTGTTGAAGTAGAAGCGTTGCGAACAGCGCACGAGCGACGGCTTCAACAGCCCCTCGGCCTTCCAGTCGAGCAGCGGCACGTCACCGGCCTCATCCCAATCAGTGTTGCCGGTTATCTTCGCCACGATACCCGACACCAGATCGCCGTCAACCTCGGTGATAACCACCGGACGCGGCTTCCCGATACCGGGATGGTCGGGAAACTCGACCCACATCAGCCACACGTCATACAGGCGCGGTTCATTTGGCGTACTGGTCATAGACATCATCCTCCGAATCATCCCAATCGGCGGGCAGTATCACATGGCCCTTCTCCGAACGCTCGAACATGTATGCATTGTGAACAGGCGGCACCGGATAACCGTCCGGCGTGTGTCGCGTCGGCTTGAACGGCAACCCGTTGTCCACCAGAGACTGGCGTAGGAACATGTTGACGGCGGTGCTCAGGCTCATGCCCATGGAATCGTAGAGCGCGGCGGCACGCGCCTTGACGTCATCATCGACATTGGCTACCAGCTTACCCATAACAACCTCCTTAACGGTTAACAGATGGTATCAATCATATACCATATTGGGTTAGGAATGAGATATGAGTTTTCACCAGTAGATTCTGATTTCAGCGTCACTGCCAACCCAATTGTCAGGCAAAGCGGGGAACACTTCGCGCCACTCGGGTGTGAGACCATCCCGAAACTCGTCGTAATCATCCAACGAGAAATAGTCGCATTCATCGTAGCCATCGTCATGGCTGACACCTGATTCCAGCGCGTCCAGCATGTCAACCATATCCGAAGTGGCATTCGGATACAGCCACGTATGCACGGTATCCTCATGCCTCCAGCCTTTCAGCGGCGTCGAATTGCCATAAACGGTGAGCTTGATTGAAGCGCTCATAATAATCTCCTAAAGAAATATTGATTTGGCTTGTAGCAAAAAATGGGTTGCCGCCCAGCGGAAGTGAGGAAAAAGCTGGACGGCAAGAACTTAGAACAGCGGCAAAGCAAACCGCTTGTCGGGCAGATCGGTGGCGTTCAACGCCGCCAAAATCAGATCAGACGTGTGAAGCGGAATGTTGGCGCGCACCGCCGCGATATTATCCGGCGTATACGCATAGCCAGAGGACTCCAGAACCTCACGAATCTTGCTAGTGGGTATCTTGACTTCCATCATTCCCACCCCAGCATGTCGTCGATGCACCAGCCGATAGCGCACTCATACCGGTCATACGTGGTGGAATACTTCTGTGAGAACGCCTCACGCGCCCTCTTGTCGAGCATGTCCAACGACAAACCGGTTTCGGCTATCTGCTGTTCCGCAGTATCGAAGTCCGGCGCGGTGTATGGCTTGTCCAGCTTCAGCATGGCACGACGGCGTAAATCATCGATAAAACCATGCTGGCAGTCGAAGATATCCGCCACGCTATCCGCGTTATCGGCGGCCATCTCGTAAGCCGCCTGCAACAACAGGCGTACGGCTTTCTCCCGAATCTCGCTCATGTCACGCCGCCTTAACCCACTTGTCGCGGACGGTAGCCACGTAATCGGCCACCGCCTTTTCCAACTGCCTGTCACTGCCACGCTCATAACGGGCACGGTAGGCGACAACGCACCTGCCATTGGCCGAAGCAACATAGGCCACCTTGCGGCCCTTGCTGGTACGGAAGTGACGGATATGGCCCAAACCTTGCAATTCGGGGCATTCCTTAGCCATCATCAGGTCAGGCATCGTGCAATAGGAGACGGCGAACGCGTTGACCTTCGGCGGTACTTCGGGAATCTCCTGCGTATCCGGCGCGGGTTCATCATCCATAAACTCGTCTTCCAGAATCGCGTCCTCGGGCATGGGCACCGGCCAATGGATATTACTTGTGAAGCGTTCCTCCTCACACTCCCAGTTTGCATCGATCGATGGGTGCGCGACAATGCCGCCAACCGTTTTAGCGTCCATGCCTGTAGGCACCGGCACCGGCACCGTTTTCATGCGTTCGGAATCGGGTATGAGCATCCAACCATGCTCCAAATCGGTCTGGCTTGACCTCATGCCGTTGAGAAAATCCTCATACCTGACTCCCTTGGCCTGCACGTTCCACGCCGTACCCTGCGAAGTCTGGGACAACGACCAGACTCGCTTCACCTTAGCGTTCACGTACCGCACATCATATTTCGAACCGTCCTTGCGCAGTCGCACCCACATGCCGCTCACGGCATTCACGTTGCGTGACGGGTCATTATTAAGATTCTTCATCGGAATTTACCTCACTTCAAAAAATCGATTGTCAGAGTTGCACGCCACTGCGATAGGCGTAACCGGCGTAAACGCACGTCACAGTGTCGTTAACGCCATAAGGGGTAGTGCAAGCGGGCGTGGGCTGGATAACGCCTAACGTCCTAAGAAGGAGAAAGGCCGTCACAAGGACGGCCACAAGCAGAACACGACGGACTTTCATTAGCCCTCGGCCCCAACGTTGCAAACACAGTCGGCTGACCATCCAGCCCCGCATTCATCACACTCAACCTCGGTGAAATAGCAACCGGTACCGTCATCTTCATCAAGGACTTCATTGCATAAGGCGTTAAGCCCCGGTAAGCCGTCTTCATTATAAGTGCGGCAAACCTCACGAACGTTGTAACCATTGTTGACCCAAAGCATGTACGCGGTAGCCATGTAGAAAGGCTGGTTTCGGAACACCTTATTCCAGTCCTCCTCACTAACCCAGACGCCGTTTGGGCTATCCCACAAGTGGTAGATACCCCACCAGTCAGTGTCACGGTTGACCGCGTGTTTTTTCAATTCCGCGTCAACTTTCCAGCACATCGCTTCAAGCTCGATATCGTTAAGCATGATGATTTCCTTAAAACAGCGGGGCACGGCTCCCATGCCACGCCCCGAAACGATTGATTTAACGATGGACTCGCACAAAGTAGCCGCGTCCCCAGTGGTCGATTATGGCAATCACTCCGCGTAATACGCGGCCGGATTGTTTTGCATGTCGATACGCCGCCATGCCTTGACCAGTTCGACGGTGGGCGCGTACCGTTCAACAGCCGACAGGCTACCGTCAAACCGTGCGATCATCTCATTGTCGCAACCGATAACAGTGTCCGCCATGATATGACGCGCCTCTTTTGCCGTAATGGCCTCACAATGCCAATTGCCATCAAACACGTCGTCGGCAACCCAAGCGTCACGCTCAGCCCTCGAATCAAACACCCTGAGACTCCCAGGCCATGACCCATCATCCCATGTCGCGCCGATACCATAAGCCCAGCGGAAAGCGTAGAAGTAGCGTGCCATCATGCCACCTCGCCATCGAAGTGACGTTCGGCGGCTACCGCGTACAGCACGTCATGCATGGTGTCGGTACTGTAGCCATTGATATTGGTGACAACTTGCAAAGTCTGCTCGGACACACCGTAATCATCTTTCAGCGCGTCCCACATTTCCTCAATAGACATTGTTGAATCTCCCTTGAATTGATGAAGCGCGGAGACAGCCGCGCGACTGATTGAATCTGATTGAAAGTTAGTAGCGTTCGCCGATTAGCACGCCGTCTTGGTAGATGTACAGGCCGGTACCGCGTCCGTTGCCCATTCGAGCACTATCCCAGTAGCAGAGTCCAGCTTGACCCGAGCCGTCTTCGTTCTCACATTGCGGGATGTTCGCGGTATCACTACCGCAAGCGGACAGGGTGAAAAGTGTGATTAACGCGGCTGAAGCCGCCAGAATTTTACGCATGGTTCCTCACTTCCATGTGAGGCGTGCTAAGATAGCACAGCCTCGATTTGATTGATTGGTTAGAGAACTTTCAACTTAAGGCACGCGGCTAGGTAGTTGGCGCTACTTAGCCGCATTCTTTTAACGCATCAGGTCGCTCGGTTGGCAGTTGAGTGCACTGGATATCTTCAAAGCGTTTTCAAGAGTCATGTTCCGAACGTCTCGCCGCCCGGTCTCATAACTGCTGATGATTGTTCGCGCTATTCCAGTGCGCTTGGCTAGCTCAACTTGTGTTAAGTCGGCTTGTTTGCGCAGTTCCTTAAGTCCCATAGGCTTACCCGCTTTCTCTAGTAGTAGGTAAACCAATTATGACAGCAAAATGTATCATTTGCATGTAGGGAAACACTGTTAAGTTCTCAAACTTGCTTTTGTCTTGCCCGATTGGGCTTGATAATTGATAGCATAACGTATCATTTTGGTTTAAACAAATCGGCGTGTCGGAAAACCAGCACGCCGAACAGCTCACACTGACGCGAACTCACGCACCAGCGCGTGCCGCATGATGTCATCAGCGGACACGCCACGACGTTTAGCGACGGCATCCAACATGGCCGACATGTCAGCGCTTAACGAAAACGTCCGACTGACAGCATCCGCCTGAGCGACAGGAACGACAGGCCCGGAATACACCGCACCCGGCCTTCCGCCGAACTCGCCGTTATCCGCATCGTCGGCCCACTTGTCCAACATGTCATCAGTGACCACACGGCCACCCTTCGCAACAAAAGACATGACACTTCCTCCTTTACAAAAGTTTCAGTTCCCGCAGCACCTTCGGCGTCGCACGCATGGCATGGAACACATGCCAACGATCCGACTCATCTAGTACCGCCACCATTTCCAGCAAACGCCCGTACTCGTCGTATCCAACCGCCACATAACGCAACGGGTCGGTATCCTCACGCGCCATAAACCGCACGACGTTCGACCATGCCACGCGCACCGAATCAGCGGACACGTCGGGATGTCGAGTCTGGATACGCGGGTCAACGACGATATCGCCAACCGGCACGGCTCACCACCTTTCGATATAACAGGTTCCAGCGTATCCCGTCCACCTTGGGACACGCTATGAGTGCCTAGACTATGGGATAAACCCAGTGAGCTAGGCCGACTGTGTACAAGGCCCACAGTCAGGCGAAGAATTGATTAGGGCACGCGCACTCTAGTTAGAGTCGCTTTCTTTCGGCTCACTAGGAGCCTCAGCAAGCGCAAACATCTCGGATAAATCGTTAGCCATCTTGCGCCGCCCCAGCGCCCGTAACCATTTAACAGCCATCTCTAACGTCATGTTTTTTGTATCGAGATGCCCATTCTTGTACTTGGATACCGTGGTACGAGGTATGCCGATTTTATCGGCTAACTGTTGATTATCCAGATTCTTGCTGTCTTGCAATTCCCTGTAGTCCATGGCCCACCTCGCTATCTGTTTCAGTGGGCCTAATTATACCTTTGGCTTATTCGCAGACGGAGTTTCTGATGCCATCGCGCCGCGTTCTCTCAGCGGCCCCCGCACTACTCGCAAGACCTCTGCCTTGCTTCATTATCCCTCACCAGTCCTTGACTGGGTATCGGTAACACTATTCAATTCTCAAACTCTCATGTCACTCGGGATAGCTCTCACCTATCACCGGGACTTCGTGCGCCGCTGGGACTCGAACCCAGTACCCGCCTATCGGCGGCGCTGTCAGTAGTTGAGCTCGGCCCACACTCGGTCGAACTTGCGGTAGAGCTCGGCGGGGTATTCCTCGTTGTCGTCCATCTCGATACCGAGGGCTATGGCCGTGATGTCCAGCACGTTGTCATAGGTGCAGGGCTTACATACCGTGGCCAGGTCTACCGCCGCTCTAAAGGCCTTGGCTTTAATCTCCGTGGTGTTCATCTCGTGGTTCCTTTCTTGGTGTTCCGTGGTTGATGGCTATCACTATACGCGGTCCAATACTGGAACGCAAGTCAGTAGCGATTAAACCACCCGTAAACCATTGCAGCCACTAGCATTCCTCGGCGTGTCGAAACCACCATAACCACCACAAAAACCGTCAAACCACAGAGCCCAGGCCACTACCCCAACTCATATAGTTGCACATACAACAGTTGCACCATGCAACAATCACCAAACATGAGCCAACATCACTCAACCTCATGCCGCCGCCGCTCACAGTCCCATAACCACGCATGTATGCGCACGCGCCCATACGCACACGCCTACGCGCGTACACGCGCGGATACGCGCACGCACACGTATGCGCACACGCACACACACGCCCACACGCACGCATGTACGCACGCATACGCGCACGCCCACACGCGCGTACACGCGCACACATGGGGGTGGGAGAGCCCCACCCCGGTAAGACGTGGGGGCCGCACGGACAATGGTTCTGCTCGTGAATGATCTGCTGGGCTGTTTTTTGAATTAGCGTTTCATTGGTGGTGGGAATACTCTTGCAACGCTTGCTGCAACGCTTGTTGTGAGTAAAATGTCGTGTAGATGGATTGTCGGGGATTGGAGCAAGGCTCAGATTCCTGACAAATTATTATTCACCCCGTATACCATTGGCGTCGGGGTTTTGTTTTTGCCGTGCCTTTAGATCACATCAACAGACAGTGTTGGTGTCGTTTCTTGAACCGGGGCGCGGTGTGGACGGTTGGCAGAGTCCGGTTGATTGCAGTGGCTTGCTAAGCCGCCGAACGTCGTTTTGGCGTTCCGCGAGTTCGAATCTCGCACCGTCCGCGAAGTATCGAGGGTCGCTCCCTTGGTGCTTTATGAGGTTGGCTGAATAAACCCGGATTGCATGTATGCCGGGTTAAGGCTGCGTCACGGCTTAGCGGCACCCTTTAGCGGGGGAAGTGTGGCGAGGAACGCTACAGCGGTACACGGTTAGTGCATCACATGCTCGGCGTTGGTGGTAAAACGCAATCCACCACCTCGCAATTCTTAGCTCATCTACATGTCGTAGAAGGAGTTTCCTAGGTCGTTTCTATGAAGCGGCCTTTGTTTTCCCGATCTGGTCTGCTACGTAGGGGCTGGGGGTGGATGACCTACGGGTCGCGCCACAATCGGGGTCTGGCGGTAGGCACGTGGAGTGCGCGTCGGCTGTAACCCGACTGCCTTTGGCAATGGGAGTTCGATTCTCCCTGCCGCCACAATCGCAATGTAGTGCCAAATATCTGGTTGTTAGGACTGGGGCTGAATACCTAGGGTGTCCCGGTCGCAGAGAACGTCGGGTAGCGCCCGGAGATCGTCGCATTATATTCGTGCGGCGCGTTGCGAGATTTGGAGAGGCCAGCCGATTGGCGGCGGCAACTGTTCCGAAAACAGTCTGCCCTTACGGGCGTGTGGGTTCGACTCCCACTCTCTCCGCGGAGACGGCTGGTCGGACGTCTGACGAGCGAAATATTACGACCTATATGCCCGTGGCCGAGTGGTTCAGGCACCGGTCTCCAAAACCGGTTACGGAAGTTCGATTCTTCCCGGGTATGCGATGCCTTGAGAAGAGGCAGCTCTTGGCGGTGACAGCTTCTCAGTCATCGCCAGTCGCCGGCGGCGGCTTCACGCCATGCCGTACGGCAATAACTGAATAGCCTTCCTCTAGTGGGAGGCATGGCATTCTAGCTCATTGGAAGAGCGGCGCTCTCGTAAGGCGCAGGTTCGAGTTCGATTCTCGGGATTGCCTCTAGGAGCCGGTGGCTCGTGGACCAACTCCCCTGTATGTGGATTAACCCCGTTGGAATGCTCGCTCGCCACGCTCCCACCGGTTCCGTCCCCTTATATACATAAGGAGTCATCATGGCTTGGTCATCTTCCAACCGTGATGCACGGTTCAATCCCGGATGGGAGCGGACCCGCAAGCGGATATTGGAGCGGGACCACTATCGATGCCAGTGGATTGTGACCGACTGGCATACGGGGGCGAAGCATATTTGCGGCTATCCTGCCAATGAGGTCGATCATAAGGTTCGCGCGAAGAACGGTGAGCCTGATGATGATTCCCCGTCGAACCTGTGGGCGTTGTGCTCATATCACCATAAGCAGAAAACCGCTCGTGAGAGTGGTGAGGCTCGGGTGGAAAAGCGTAGGAGCCGCGAGGAGGCCGAATGGTATTCGAGGCCGGCTTTTCGATAGAGCGTTGCGCTGTGTTCGGGTGTCTTAACCCGGTGTGCGCCAAAGGGTTGTGCAGGGAGCATTACAACCGGAACTACTATTCCGGCACTCCGTTGAGGAGACTGCGCACCCGCATGTGTCCGGTGTGCTTCAAATGGTTCGACCCTGAGCGTTCCTCTCGCTTGTTCTGTTCGGACAAGTGCCGTTTGAGGTATTTCCGTAAACGTCAACTGCATCCCGAGCTGCCGTCGCGTCCTGAAACCGTGTTGCATGAGCGGACGGTGGAACCGGCTGAACGGCCTCGGATGGTTGTCGAGTCTTTCACCCGTTCGCAGGTGATTGAGAAGTGTGCCGGCCGTTGCCAGAAGTGCGGCGGACTGGTCGATGTAGATAGTGCCGGGCCTGACGGCGCGGCTTTTGAGTGGAAGGTTCCTTTGGAGAAGTCGCATTCAGCGACTTTGGAGAACCGCATTCTCGTTCACGACCGGTGCAGGGGCGAAAAGCCCGTGCGTCGGACAGCCCGGAATGGGCGGAAACGGAGCGTGAATCATGGCAGGAAACGGGCGTAGGGCGTCCAAGATAGCCGCGATGCCTTTGCTGAGCAGTCCCGAGGAGCCGGTTGGGCCGGAACTGCCTGATGTTCGCCCGGATACGGGCGATGAATGGTTGCCGGTCACTCGCCGCTGGTATGAGGATTTGCGTCGTAGCCCGTTGGCTCAGCGTATGGGCGTCGGCCCTGACTGGGATTTCGTGTTGGATACGGCGCTGCTCAAGGATGATTTCAAACGTTCCCGTAAGGGGCGTGCGATTCTGGCGGCTGAGATTCGCCAGCGTGAGGCCATGATCGGCGTCACTCCGAAGGCGCGTAACGATTTGAAGTTCGACGCGCCTCAGGCGAATGATTTGAAGGCGTCCTCGTATTCGGGTTCCTCGAACGTCATCAGCATGGAGGAAGCACGTAGGCAGCGTCGGGCGGTGGGCTGATGCATGACGTTATCCCTAATCTGACCGCCGAGGATAGGGAGCGTTCGCTTGGCTGGCTTGCCTTGTGGTGGATACAGTCGTTCTGCGTCGTGGGTTCGGAGCCCGCGTATGACATGCCCGTGTATGAGAGTCCTGAGTATGCGCGGTTCTACGTGGACTGTTACGCGCTCGACAAGTATGGGCAGCGTCGCTTCAACCATGTGTTCCTGAGTCGCCCCAAGGGTTGTGACAAGTCCGGCAAGGGTGGCCGTCTGGGTTTGTTCGAGGCTTTGGGCCCATGCCGTTTCGCCGGTTGGGCGAAGGGCGGGGAAACCTACACGCTCCTCGGCCAGACTTACGAGTATCTGCCGGGCGAGCCTATGGGCCGTCCCGTGCAGGGCCCGAACGTGGTGTGCATCGCCACCGCCGAAGAACAGACGGATAACGTTTATCAGGTAATGAAGTACAACTGCGAGAACGGGCCTTTGAGCCAGTTGCGCGGTTATGGTCTTGATGTCGGTGAAACCCGTATCCTGCTGCCGGAGGGTGGTTCGATCAAGCCCGGTGCCACCGGTTCTTCCACGCATGACGGCGGCAAGCAGACGTTCATCATCGCCGACGAATCCCACTTGTACAACGTTCCCCGGTTGAAGGCCACGTATCATACGCTGAAACGTAATCTCTCGAAGCGTATGGGCGACGCCGAACCGTGGGTGTTGGAAACCACGACCATGTACCGTCCCGGCGAGAACAGTATCGCCGAGGAGACCTACAAGCACGCTCAGGATATTCGAGAGGGTCGCATCAAGGACCCGAAGCTGCTGTTCGACCACAGGTATTCGCCTTTGAACATCGAGGACCTGGGTGATGCGGGCAAACTGAAGCATGGCCTGTATGAGGCGTATGGTTCCGCCGCGAAGTCAAGGGACGGCAAGGACCATATCATTCTCGCTGACGGCAGCATCGTGCCGGTCAACGACGAGGGTGTGAGCGATGACGGGTATTCGCTTCGCTCCCCCGGCGTGGAGCCGGGCCCGTCGAAGGACGGCTGGGTTGATATTCGCGGCCCTATCGCGGATATCCTCGACCCGGCTTCCGATGTGGGCGATTCGATTCGCTACTACCTGAACAGTCTCACGAGCGTTTCCGACGCTTGGCTGTCCGAATCCCTGTTGAAAAGCCATCTCGCGGGCATCGCATTGTATGCGGGCGTTCCCGAGGGCACCGACTTGGACGAGGCAGCGCCTTGGAAGGACATTATTTCGGACGAGGACGAGATAACGCTTGGCTTCGACGGTTCGCTTTCCGATGATGCGACCGCCTTGGTCGGCTGCCGTGTCAGGGACGGCCTGTTGTTCCTTATCAAACTGGAACAGAAGCCCGAAGGCCCCGAGGCCGCTGACTGGCAGGTCGATGTGGAGGCGTTCGACCGCAAGGTTCGCTGGATGCTGGACAACTACAACGTTGTCGGCTTCTTCGCGGATGTCCACGGCTGGCGTGACCTCATTATCGGCTGGGAAACCGACTACTCGTATCTCGACCTTGTGGGCCAGCGCAACAACGGCGACCCGATCATGTTCCACACGAACAATTGGGAGTCGGACATGAAGCAGGCGTATGTGGACATGCATACCGCGTTCTGCCGTGAATGGACGGCGTGCGATGACGAGGACAATCCCGTCATCGGTGATGTCGCACTGTTGGCCGACCCGAGGCTTCTCGCGCATTTCAGAAACGCGCGAAGGAAGAACCTGCGCAGGACGAACGCCGATGGCTCCACTCAGTACCTCGTGTACAAGGAGACGCCGAACAGTCCGTTGAAGATAGACGCCTGCATCGCAGGCGTCCTCGCATATACGGCGCGTACCCGTTATCTGGAACAGGCCAGTTCCCGTGCGCCGAGGGTGCGCACCCACGTTACCCGAGTGACTTATTAGAAGGACGGTGAGATATGGCCGTGCAGTTGGAGTCGTTGGTTCCCGATGATGTCGAACCGGGAGGCGACGGCGTGGTGCTTACCCGGTTGGCGAACCGGCTGGTGAACCGTATCCCCATGCTGTGCCGGTTGAAAACGTTCTACGACGGCAAGGAGACCGTACCCACGAAGGCGGTCCCCCGCAACATGGATGTGACCAGTTCGGACATCTACCGCAGGTTCGTGGACATCTGCCCGATGAACTTGGCGAGCACGATAGCGAACGCGGTCATCACCTCGGAGAAGCCCACCGGCTTCCGTCTGGTGTCGGACAAGGCGATACGTTCCACCGCCGCAGACGACATGTGGCAGAAGTCGGGCATGAACCTGAAATCGTTGAACATGCTGCGTGACGCATCGATTTACGGTGCCGCCTATGCGCAGGCGTGGTCGACGCCTAACCCGGCCTACATTTCGAGGCTCAGCCCTTGGGATACCGTCGTTTCCGACGATAAGAGCGCGGCCATCGTCTACTCGTATGACGCGGATGAAGGCACCGAGAACATCGCCTTGTACCGTCTGGTCCGTGACGATAAGGGCAATGTGACCGACGTGTATGGTCGTGTCGCCAGACGTGAGGTGGAGTCGCGGACGCTGCCGACCGACAGTCCCGACTATGAGGATGCCGTGTATGAGCTGGCGAACGATGATTCCAAGAAGAAACCGTCGTTGCCCGCCTTGTTCGAATGGGTGGGCGCGGCCAGTTCCGATGGTCTTGATTTCGCCCGTGACTGCGGTTGCCTGCCCATCGTCCAGTTGAAGACCGCGACCGGTCGAGGCCAGTTCGAGCCTCATCTTCCGACGTTGAGCGCCATCGACCAGCAGCGTTTCCAACGTTTCTGCATTCAGGAGATGCAGGCGTTCAAACAGCGTTGGGTGTCCGGCGACCTTCCCGAGTATTACACGAAGCAGGACCCGGCCGTGAAGGCCAACCGTGCGCGTGCCGGCGAAAAGATCGACTACTCGTCCTTGTTCGAGCTTGGCCCCGCCGCCTTGTGGCTGATGCCGAAGGACGCGAAGATGGGCGAAAGCTCCGTGACGGACATCACGCCGATTGTCTCCGCCGCGAACACGGACATCAAACAGTTGGCCGGCGCGTCCGGCACCCCGTTGTCGATTCTCAGCCCTGACGTTTCCGGCAGCGCGGCGGGGGCGAAGCTCACCACCCGCATGTTGAGGCTCAAAGTGCAGGACATGAACGAGCGTGCCAATGATGCGTTCGTGCTGTTGCTTCGCATGGCGTTGGTCGCAAGCGGCCAGCAGTCCGCCGCCGATGAACGTTTCGAGACGATGTGGCAGCCGGTCGAGACTCCCACCGATTTGGAGCAGGCGCAAGCCGCCAACTATGTGAAGGGACTGCTACCGGTCAAAACCATCATGCGCCGGTTCCTGAACATGAGCGAGATGGATATAGCCGAAGCCATGCAGGACTTGCAGGACACGGCTTTCGCCACCGCTCTGAGTCAGGAGAACACTCTGGTCGAAGGCAAGACCTCACAGCAGTCGGCTCCCATCTTGCAGGACACGTTGGATTCGACATCGACCATCCCTGACCTGAACGACGTTCTGGGCGACGAGACGTTGGACTCCACCGATGAGGTGACGTGATGGCCGACATGACACAGGCGCTGACCGTCATGGAACGGCAGCGTCAGGCGCTGGTCGACGCCTACGTGCAGCGTGCGTGGAACATGTGGAAGTCGCTCGACCCCGCCGACTGGTGGAACGACGCGATAACACAGGGCGTGTCCGCGTGGATAACACAGAATCAGATCGCGTTCATCAAAGCCATGCGGCATCTGGGCGTCTCCTATGCGGACGTGATGCTCGGCATGGTGAACGTGCCTTCGGATGGTCAGATTCCCGAATACATCGTCACAAGGGACAACACCGACCCTTGGGCGGTGAGCGTGCGTCCTGCCGACGCCTATCGGAGCATGGCCGTAAGGGACCCGTCGATACGCCCGCTGGCATGGGACAATCTGGACGATTACGTGCAGAAGGCCGTCGATGATTGGCTTGACGCCGCCGTGAAACGGTTGACGGACAATGCGAACACCGATGGTCAGATAGCCATGAACAGTGCGGCCACGCAACGATTCCACGGTTCCGGCGTCAGAAAATACCGTAGGGTCATACACCCCGAGCTTTCCAAGACCGGCACGTGCGGCCTGTGCGCCGTCGCGGCCACGAACGTGTTTTCCACGGCCGACCTTCTGCCCATGCACAACAACTGCAAATGCACCGTCGCCCCGATCACCGCGAACAATGACCCCGGTCTGAAACTCAACCGGGAGGATTTGGACGCCATCTACAGGAAGGCTGGCAGCACGTCAGCCGCCGACCTGAAAAGCGTGCGCGTCATCATGGAATCGCATAGCGAGATCGGGCCGATTCTCACGCAGTCCCAGTGGCGGCGTGAATACGATGACGGCACTCCCGCGCCGGAATGGCATATCCCCGACCTGAAGATGACGCGCACCGCGTTGCAGCGCATGTACGCGAGGGCTATGGAGTTTCAACAGCATTATCAGAAAGTGCTGGATACGGGCGAGGAAGACGATTTTCCATTCGAGGGTCGAAAGTACAGCTTCCGGCCTTCGGGGCATTTAAGACAAGCCATGTCCTATCAGAGGGCGTGGCTCCAATACCTGCGGTCGACCCTCGGTTTGGCCGCGTGAATGAAAGGGGCGGGCGGATGCCTACCAAGGAAGAACAGAACACTGCCGAAACCGAAACGGTTCAGCAGTCTCAGCCTGAAACGGGCGCGGCAGAAACGACCGCCGACATTCAGGAAAACAATGAAAACGTCAAGCCGGAGGAAAACCCCGGTGACAACGAGCTCGCCAAGTGGAAGGCGATGAGCCGTAAGAACGAGAAGCAGGCCGAAGCGAACCTCAAGCAGGTGCAGCAGGTTCAGGCCGAGCTTGCCCAGGTGCGTGCCGACAACGCGCGTCTGATTGCGAAGAGCACGTATCCGCAGGTCACTGACAAGGTGTTTGAAGCCCTGTACAAGGGTGATGGCACGCCGGAGGATATCGCGGACTTCGCCAAGTCCTATGCGGAGCTCAACCCCATCCAACCCGGTTCGCCGTTGGGCGTTCAGCCGAACGGTCGTGTTCAGGTGCCGGAAGCCGAGGCTCTTCGCAGCGTGGGCCGAAAGGCCGAGAACCCCGAGGGCGAGTTCAATCCGAAACCAAAGCGCGGCGACGCCTACAAGCGTGCGATGGACCGTCAGAACGCCCGCCGCCGCAACCATAACAAGCAAACCAAATGAAAGGAGCCATACTCATGGCGCTTCCTATTGAAATGGTGCATGGCACCGGCCTGACCACCGTTGAGGAAAACAATGAGTGGCGTTTCGGCGAGCAGACGGGCGGCGTGGTCTCCGTGACCATCGTCCCCGAACTGTTCAACGTCGATGACGAGACTCTGCGCAACAAGTACCTGACCGGGGTCAGCCCGACAGCCACGACCATCTACATCCGTTCCGGTATTCCGCTCGCCAAGATCACGAGCGGCACCAACAAGGGCGCTTACGGCCCGTATGACCCGAAGGCTACCGATGGCCGTCAGACCGCCATCGCCGGCCTGTTGGAGTCCGCCGTCGCCGTGAACGTCACCTATTCCGGCTGGCAGGTCGATGACACCTATGTGGGCCTTCGCTACCGTGGCGACATTATCAAGAGCAAGCTGCCGGTCGTTCCCGCCGACGAGGCCAAGTGGGGCGGCTGCTTCTACGATGTCGAGGATGATGCTGTCACCGCATTGTCCGGTTCGGCTGGCGCTGCCGGTTCCGCTGGTGTGGGCGTGAAGTCCATCACCTTGACCAAGAACACCTCTGGTGACATCACCGGTGGCACTTGGGTCGGCGCCGACAACAAGTCGAACACCATCACCATCGCCTGACACCCCGTCTAAACCGATTCTTTGAAACCCGCCCCTCGTGGCGGGTTTTCTCATATCTGAAAGGAAATATCCAATGGCATTGGACAAGGAAATCTTCCCGCCGAGCGAAGCCACCGAGGTTGCGCAGGCGGGCTTCGATTACGTGAACGGCATTCTCCCGTTCTCCACCATGTTCCCCATCCAGTCCAATGACGGCGAATGGACCGTCTCTTGGACGCCGAATCTGCCGACGCTCTCCACGAACGCCATGCAGCGTCGTGCGCTGGACGCCGAGATCGGCCACACTTCGATGGTCGAACAGTCCGCCGAACAGCATACGGGCCTTCTGCCCCTGTCCGGCATGGACCACATCACCGAACGTGATATGGCCAAGCACGCGAACGACAAGCAGTTCATCCACGACAAGGCCGAAGCCAAGACCACGCATCTGGGCCAGACCGCCGGCGTGACCCTTGAACTTGAGTCCATCTCCGCGATGATGGATGGCAAGATCACCATCAACGAGAACGGCGCGAACGTTGTCTACTCGTTCGGCCGTCCGGCCAAGCAGCATAATCAGACTCCGACCACTCTCTGGTCCCAGGCTACTTCCGACCCGATTGCCGACGTTCAGGGTTGGATTGAGGTCATGCGCAAGAACAAGGGCCGTACACCGCACGCCGCGTTCACCACGTCGAAGGTCATCGACGCATTGCGCGGCAACGAACAGTTCCGTCAGGAAGCGTCCGGCATGGACTTGGCTCATTCCAAGCCACGACTGTCCCGCGACGAGGTGCTGGGCGTTCTCGCCAGCCAGCTTCAGCTGAACGACGTGCGTATGCTCGACCTCGAATACGAGAACCTTGAACTGGACGGCGGCTTCAAGATGGACGTGGACACCACCACGCTCATCCCCGATGCCACGTTCGTCATGCTTCCCTCGTTCAACGACCCGACCCTTGGCTTCACCGCTTCCGGCCCGACCGCCGAAGCCCAAAACTCCGAGTATGAGATCAACAAGAGCGTCAACGACGGTCTTGTCGCCGCCATGCTCTCCCATCAGGCTCCGGCCAACTACGATATCTGGGTCAACGGCTCCGCGCTGCCCGTATTGCAGGATGCCGTCAGCACGTTCAAGGCCAACGTCCTGTAGGAGCCGTCATGGCAAGCGTTGACGGCATCGACTGGATGAAACACATGCAGGTCAGTCTGCTTGACCAGCCCGGGCTAGCCGACGCCTATCCGAACGAATGGGTGAAATCACGTTGCCGTATCGCCGCCGAAATGGCGTTGACCGAATCCGGCAACGCGGAACCCCGCCTCAATTCGGGCGACCTGAGCGAGGACACGTTCGCCTACGTGGTCTGCTCGATGGTGATTCGCGTCATGCGATGGCACCGGCTCAAATCCGAGTCGAACGGCAACTATTCGTATGAGGAGCATGACCCCCAGCCTAATCCGCCCGCCTATGATGCCAGTCCCAACCTGTATGTGAGCAAACGCGAAAAGCAGTTGCTTGACGGTTACGCGGAGGGACACGGCCCCGTAGGCACCATTGGTGTCGGGTTGAGCCGAATCTACGGATTGTGAGGCCCTATGGCCGATGAAACATTGGACTTGGGACACCTTTACGACGGTGTTGATTTGGATGAACTCGGCGGCGGGCACCTGTACGACGATACCGAGTTGGAGCCTCGTATCACGGATGACCTTCTGCACCGCGACATGATCGTGGTGCAGCCGATGAAACTGGTCGAAACCGTCTACGGTTCCGGCACGGTGCCGGATGGGGACGCCTCCTACTGTTACTGCTCGTTCGAGCCTCGAATCAATAAGAACAGCACGTTTTCCAAGAACTGGGCGCAGGACACCACGCCGCAAACGACCGGTGGCCTGCGTGAGGATGCGTTGGCGATCGTTCTCGCGCCGGAATGGCATGGGGACATCAACACGCAGTTCTGGCTCGATAACGCCTGTTACGAGGTTGACGGCCCGCCTATGGAGATGCGTCACGCCTCGGATGCCGCCCACCATTGGAACATCACCGCGAGGTGCATCGGCCATGCGACCGAGGACAACGGGTTGAAACCGCCTGTCCCGCCCGAGGGGAGCCGCACATGGGGTACGTGAACTTGAAGCCCGCGAATGTGCTGAACCGTGACATGGCGATACTGTTCGGAGCCGAAGCGACCCGTCCCGTGGCGGAGAAGGTCGAAGCGAAAGCCAAGGCGCTGGCCGACATGAAGGCGAAGCATTCGTCCGTCGCCAACCGCATCGACATCAGCACTCACGCTCACGGCACGCACACCGCCGTCATCATGAGCGTCAAGGGCCGTGACGGTTCCGAGATCGCCTCTCACTTGGAGTTCGGCTACTTCAACCGGTGGCTGGAACACAAGTACGGCATCAAAAGCCCGCTGGCTTGGATGCCGGGATTGTTCATCATGTCGGAGGCGAAATATGTCTGACCCCACGATATTCGACCTTTCCGTAAGGGAACAGTTGGATGCGGTCGGCCTGACACGCGCCTACCTGGACGCCGTCGAATGGAAGGACAGTGATTTCAGGCCGGTCATCCAACCGGAGGTCACGCCCGCCACGGATTCGCTCATGTTGTCCCATGACGTGATTCTCTACCATTGCGGTGCTCCTGAGCAGCCCGACTGGAATCTGAAGGCTTGGATATGGCAGTACACGCTGTCTTTGACGGTGTTGGGCCGTGACCCGGAACGGGTGGCCCGCATCTGCGGATGGCTGCACCGTTGCATATCCGCATGGCCCTACCGGCCCGGCACCGACTATGGGAAGATCGGGCGGATAGTGGACAATCCCGGTTTCGAGTCCCGGTCTTCCGGCGACATGATCAGTTCCAAAAGCATCGTCGCGTGGACTTCCACGAAACGCATACAGGCCGCGTCCCCACGCGGCTGACCTTATCTGAAAAACCATCAATCACACAATCAGGCCCCGCACGCCTACACGGCTGCGGGGTTTTCCATATTTGAAAGGAAAACGATATGGCTGACGAAATCGGCATCCACGACGACGGCGTGTTGACCGCCGTCCGAGGAACGATCTTCATGGCGAAGGCCGAGACCATCATTACCTCCGCGCTGCTCAAGCAGTTCACCGTCGAGGCGGCGACCGTGGGCGTGGGCGACGGCATGTGGACGAACCTCGGCCACATGTCGAACGACAACCTGCCCGAGTTCGCGTTGGACGGCGGCGACGCCACCACGTTGAGCACTTGGCTCAAGGCGGCGTTCCGCACCCAGTACGCCCAGACCACCGGCACTGTGACGTTCAATTCGGTGCAGGGCGACAAGGGCACGTTCAAGACCTTCTACAACGCGGTCGATATGACCGGCGCCGGCGTGGCCTTCTCCTTGGAGAAGACCCCCATCAACAAGTCCCTGTTCATCCTGTGGTCCGACACGAACACGACCGGCCGTGCCGGCCTGCTGCTGCCGAACTCGGACATCGCGTTCTCCAGTCTGCCTGCTCTTTCCACGGATTCGTTCGTGGAGTTCTCCGCTCAGGCGAACATCAAGACATCCAGCGTGCTTCCGCATGACAAGAACGGCAAGTTCACGTCCGTCGCCTACTTCGCGCCGTCCGACTTCACGGTCTGACCCGTCTCTTCCTTGCCGCGTCTCCTATCCGCGCGGCAAGGAACCCCCTCTTTCCACGGATAGGGCTTTTCAGAATCATTCTTTTCCACGGATAGGAGCCGATGATGGCAGAGAACACTAAGAACACGACCGACAACGCGAAGATGCCGGAGACATGGGACGAGCTCAAGGAGCAGCCGCTGTTCGCGGGACTGCCCGACATGGCGAAGCCGCAGGAGCTGAACGTGGCCCAGTCCGCCGAGTTCTCGGTGACATGGCAGCGCATCTCCGAACGCAACGGGAAACTGGGCGACATGGGCTTATTCGGCGACGATGAGGCCGACAAGCCGAAGAAGAAGCCGAAGTACGACGAGTCCGAAGCCGTCATCCTCATGGCCGAGATCGTGCAGTACGCGGACATGTTCTACCGCGAAATCGCGGCCGACGAGAAGCAGTGGGACGAGTTCACCCGTGGCCGCACCTTGGAGAACCTGTACGTGCTGCTGGTGTCCCTGACCACGTTCTATTCGGTGGCACTGGGAAAATCAAGCGCCTCCAAGACGCGCTTGGAGAATGCAGAGTAGCGGTCTCGGCCGACTTCCAACGCTTCTACAACATCAACCTCCCCGCCAGTATGGGCCGCATGGAGCCGTCATGGCTGTGCGACCTGCTGGACGGTTTGGAGGGCGTTGACGGGAGCCTGTACCGCGCGTGGATGGCCGAACACCATCCGCTCCCACGGGAAGACGCGAAAAGCATGCCGCGTCTTTCCTACCTCACCTACGGGCAGTCGCAGATGCTGATGCTCAGCATGACGAACCAGCTTGAGATGATTCGCGTGATGATCGCCCGCATGATGGGCGACAAGAAGTCGAAGCCGCAGCCCGTCTATCCGCCCGGCACCGTGGTCAAGCCCGATTCGGTCGGGCCGAAATCGTTCTCCACGGCGGGCAAGTCGTTCGCCCAGATCACGGGCATGTTGGGTGCCGTGTTCGGCGGCAACAGTTTCTAGCAGAAAACCCCTCGCATTCCACGAGGGGTTTTCGTTTATCCTCCCGGAGGTTTTCTCATGGCCTTGTATTCCGCTGGCGCGGTCGGCGTCGATATTCGCCCGGACACCGATAATTTCTGGAAGATTCTCAACGCGGAACTGCATTCTCGTCACCCTGAGGTCACCGTTGATGTGAACACGAAGGGCGTCGCACGCGCCAAGGAGCAGATGCGCGACCTTGACGGCAAGACCCTCACCAACGTGGTGAAGATCGACGGCGACCCGTCCGGCTTGCGTGCCATCGACAAGGCCATGCAGGCCCAGCGGAAGCAGTGGGAGAAGAAGCCGGTCACCAGCAGGTTCGACTTGGACGATACGTCGTTCAATGAGAAGATTCACCGGCTTTCCAACCAGATCAAGCGGACCGCCGGCCAGACGGAGGCGTTCGTCAAGAAGTCGCAGAAATCCGTGGCCGACAGTCTTCAGGACAGTCTCTCCCGCATGCGTTCGGCACGCGCCCTCTACGACAAGGAGGCCACGGCCGCATCCCGCAGGCAGACCATGCTCATCAAGGACGAGCACGCCGCCTACGACATGTACGCGGAGGCCATCGAGAACGGGCGCAAACGTCAGGAGCAGTTGACCCGCAGCCAAGCCGATGTCAGTAAGACCCTTGACTGGTCCATCAAGAAGATGAAGGAGCTGCGCGAGGCCGGGAACATCGACACCGCGAACTGGTACAAGAACAGTCGCATCCCCGAGCTGCGCGAACAGCTCAAGGGCCTGAAAGCCGACCTGAAGGCGGTAGGCAAGGAGATAGCGGAGAACAAGAAGGCGCAGAACAAGCTCTTCTCCGCCGATTTCGACAACAAAGTAGCGGCACAGCAGCGTCTTATCGACTCCAACACCAAGAAGTGGGAGAAGGCGACCGACGCCATCTCCAAGTATTCGGACGCCGAGCTCATGCGCAAGGCGCGGCTCAAAGACTTCAACCGTGAGAACGACCGGCTGTTCTCCGGCCTGAACAAGATTCTCGACCTTGAGGAGAAGTCCGAGAAGCTGAACCGCAGGCAGCTCCAGCAGCTGTCGAAGCTCACGGCCGGCCAGAAGGCGTTGGCCGAGGTGTTCGAAGACACGGGAACCAGCGTCAAACGCCTCAACGCGGTACAGAACGATTCGCGCCGCACGATGGACAAGCAGCGCAAGACCGCCCGCGAACTGACCAGCCTGTTCGACGAGCAGGAGACCCAGATCAACGCGCTTTCCGCCGCGTTCCAGAAGTTCAAGCCCATGGGCATCGACAAGAACCTCGGCAAGGAGCTCAACAATACCTTCGACCAGCTGAAGAAGCTGCGCGACTTCGCATCCCGCAAGCCGATCACCGCCAAAGCCACATTGGATAAGACCCAATGGGACAAAAAATACGCGGAACTGATGTATGACGCGGAGAAGCTGCGCGCCAAACTCGACCGGGAGCATGAGGTCAACGTCCGCGTCAAGGTGTGGGAGGACAACGCCGACAAGCTCGAAGCCCGGTTGGAGAAGCTGCGTCATACGCGCCTCGACATTCCCGTGGACTGGCAGGTCGATCAGGAACGAATCATCGCGTCGATGCGTGAGACCGCCGCCAAGATCAAAGCCAATCCCGAACGTCGTTGGGAGCTTGAAGCCGACCTCGACCTGCAAATGCATCGCGCCGAGGAGAAGCTGAAGAAATTCGAGGACAAGAACGACGAGCTGAAGATGGATTTGGACTTGGAGACCGCGTTGGCCCGAGCCCATCTCGCCTACTTCACCCGCCCCCGCACCATCGACATCTTCGCTAATTTCAAGGGCACTGACCTTGGCAAGATTTTCTCCGGCATGACCAGTGGTGCGACCGGTTTGAAGGGCGTGCAGAACCAGTTCGACAGTCTTGTGAACCTGTTCGACAAGCTCGACAAGGTGGTTCCCAAGTGGTCGATTCTCGGTGCCGGCGTCACCGCGTTGGGTGCCGGACTCCTGAACCTGGGACGCACTGCGGGCGGTGTCGGCGTCAGCCTCGTGTCCATGAGCAAGGCCGCGTTGGCCGCTCCCGCCGCGTTGGCTGGTCTGGCGTCCGCAGGCTACGTGGGCTACCGGGTGTTCGGTGATTTGAAGGAAAAGTTCGATGTTACCAAGACCTCGCTGGCGAACCTGAACAAGGAGTTGGGCGACAACGCTTGGAACGAGTACGGGGATAACCTGTACCGTCTCGCCAACGACGTGGCCCCCTCACTGTCCAAGGGTTTGAATGGTATCGCCGTCGAGGAAGGCAAGGTGCTCAACGGGCTTATCGACGTGGTGCGCCAGTCGAACGAGGCCGACCAACTACCGCGTATCTTCGAGAACACTCGTCTCGCGGTGTCCGAACTGAACCCGGGCTTGCAGTCACTGGCCCGCGCGTTCCTCGGCTTGGGCGACCAGTCCAGCCAGTATCTGCCCCGCATGGCCTCCTACATTTCCGACGTGGCCGAGAAGTGGGCGAACTGGGTGGATACCGCCGAACGTACCGGTCAAGTCTCTAAGGCGATGGAAAAGGCCATCGAACAGGGCGGCTATCTGAAATCGTCCGTGTTCGACCTGATAGGCGTGTTTGAGGGCACGTTGGGTACTCTGGCGAAGACCGAGAACGGTATCCAAGGTTTTTCCGAGGCTTTGGAGAAAGCCAACAAGGCCGTTCACACCATCAAGTTCCAAGAGACTTTGGAGGCTTGGAGCGCTGGTGCGCAGGACGCGCAGGACAAGATGCGCAACGCTTTCAAGGATATTGGCGACGCCGCGTACTCGTTGAAGGACACCACTCGCGCGGTGTTCGGTGACGCGGGCCAGATCGTAGGCGAGGGCATCACTGGGTTGAGTCGCGTGTTGCAGCAGTCCGGTGGTGGAATCCGCGATTTCAGTTCCGGTGTCCGCGACGGGTTCAGCCAGGTGTTTGACGCGGTGGGTGACGCGGGCCCCATGTTCTCCGATTTGGCGAGCATGGTGGGCCAGTTGTCGCGCACGTTCGGCGGCACGTTCGCGTCCGCTTTGCGTACCGTGAGCCCGCTTATCAGCACCATCGCCAAGGGTGCCACCGGCGTGGCCCAAGCGTTCGACTCGTTGCCGGGGCCGGTGAAAAGCATCATCACATTGTGGGCCACGTTCGGTCGTGCGGGCAAGACGGCGTTCGAGTCGTTGAAGACCGGCATGTTGCAGAACATCCAGTCCACGATGCGATACCAGAAGATGCTCAGCGAACTGGGTTTGAGCGCCGAACAGGCGTCCGTGAAAATGGGCACCCTGATTAAGGCGATGAACCAGTTGCGTTCCGGCAATTATGCGGGTATTCTGTCCGGTGCCATCAGCGAGGTCAATTCCCTCGGCATGGCGGCGGAAGCTAACTCGAAGAAGCTGCTCCTTCCGGGGAACGCTGCCAAGGAGACTTCCAAGGACATGGGCGGCTTGGTCGGTGCGAACGGTCAGGCCATCGCCTCCATCCGTTCGGCCGGGGAGCAGGCCGAACAGCAGTCCGGCAGGTTCGGTTCGTTGAAGACCGGCGTGAAGAACCTGTGGGATGCGTTCGGCGGCTGGACGACGGTTGCCGGTCTGGGAATCAGCGCGGGCATCGCCGTCATCGGCAATGCGATATCCGACTACACGACGAAGGCGGAAGCATCCAAGCAGGCGATGGACAAGGTCATCGACGGCATGAAGGGCATCAAGTCCAACGCCAAGGAGGCGGCGGACGCGTTCAACGATTTCAAGTCGGAGACCACGAAACAGTGGGATGACCCGTCGCTCCTGTTCGGCAAGGACGGTGGCGGCGCGGTCACTGAATGGCTCGTCAAGGTCAGCGGCGGCTACACGTCCGCAGCCGACGCGGCCAAACGTCTGGGCATCAATACCAGTACGCTGACCGATGCGGTCAGCGGCAACGAGGCCGGCTACAAGAAGCTCGTCAAACAGTTGGAGGCGCAAAGCAAGGAGACATACAAGGCCAGCGACCAGTACGGCATGATGGTCGAGAAGCAGACCGATGCCGCCATCGCCGCCGACACGCTGTTGCAGGCGTTGAAGAAGCAGCACAAGGAAGGCTTGGAGAAATCCGTCAAGGAGCAGATGAAATATCTGCGTTCCCTCGAACAGATCTCCGATTCCTCCTCCGCGCTGTCCGACAAGCTCAGCTCGCTCGCCACGACGGTCAAGGCGAACGGTCAGGCGTTCAAGGAAAACGGCGAACTGGCTGACGCCAACAACGCCGCCTATGTGCGCACCGACAAGGCGATGAAGGATGTGGCCGCTACCGCGTTGCTGTCCGCCCATCAGCTTCTCTCCTATGGTGAGAAGAACGGTCAGGTGGAGGAGTACACGCAGAAGGCCGCAAACTCCATTTATGAGGCGCGTGAGGCCATCGTGCAGCAGGCTCAGGCCGCTGGCATGAGTGAGGAAGCTGCTGAAAGGTACGCTGATTCGCTTGGTCTGATTCCCTCTGATGTGGGTACCACGATCACCGCTCATTCGGAAATCGCCCAAGATGCGGTGGATAAGCTCGTGCAGGGCATATCCGGTCTGACCGATGGTGAGAAAGAGATCGTTATCCGGCTACGTGAAGCTGGAGTGGTCACCACGTTGGACGGTGTTCTCAGTCTTGTTGAGCAGCTGATGAAAGGCGACTTGTCCGAGAGGGACCTCACATTGCTGTTGAACGCGGAGGGCAATGCTCGCTGGGAGACAGGCGAGGTCAAGGAGAATCTTCTTGCTCTCGGCATGTCCAAGAAAGCCTACAAGTGGCTGTTCTCAGGTGAGGGCAACGCTGAGGAGCGCATGCAGAAGGTCAGGGACGAGCTCGGCTATCTGAACCTGACCGACGAGCAGATACAGTGGATTCTCGACTGTATCGACCACGCTTCCGGCAAGATAAAGGACGTGGAGAAGAATAAGGTTCCCGCCGCCAAGGGCGTCAGCTTCAACATCGACGCCGACGATGATGACGCTCAGGTGAAACTCGCCTCCTATAGGGAGTCCGATGGTGAAAAGCTCGCTGAGAATAATATTCTCGTCAGCGCCGTCGATAACACCAGCGAGGGCACCGAGTCCGCTAAGGCGAACGTGTTCAGTGTTCCCCATGAATGGTGGTCGTGGCTGTTCGGACTTGATGGCACCAGTGGCCCATCCGGTATCGCGAAGAACGCCGTTGAGAGCATTCCTCAGCAGTGGCAGTCTATATTGACTGGTTCCGGCAATACGACGCTGTTTTCCAACATCGCCAATAATGCGGTTCGGAATATTCCTCAGCAGTGGTTGTCCATGTTTACGGGTCTCGGCAATACGCCATCGTTTGCCGGAACGGCACGAAGCATGATCGGCAAGGTGCCCACCTATCATTCCACGACGTTGAATGCGATGGGCAACGCTTTGGATGTCGCGTCGAACCTGCTATCCACTCTGCGGTCAATCGCTGGTCGCACATGGACGGCTTTCATCGACACGATATCCGGGGGTGGCGGTCATGCTACCGGTGGTCGTATCTATGGTCCCGGTACTTCCACTTCCGATTCGATTCCGGCGATGCTGTCCAATGGTGAGATGGTGCTTCGTGCCGCAGCCGTCAAGAAGATTGACGCCTTGTATGGCAGGAGTTTCCTGAACACGTTGAACGCGGTCGGCAGTGTGGAGAAAGCCATGCAACCGTCCGCGTTCGCGTTGAACGCTCGCAGGAAGTCTCAGGCGTATGCGACCGGTGGCCGCGTATCCACGGCGAACGGCTCGTGGAATGTCGAAGTCAACCCGGTGATAAAGGTCGAACTTCCCGCGAATACGGGGAACACGACGAACAACACGGTGACTATCAACGGCGTGGAGTCCTCCGACCGGAGGATAGCCGACGCGGTGGAAACCCTTGTCGCTTCCGCCACCCGGAAACGCAACATGCGTCCGCGCTGACCGTCAGAGAACCGTTGCAAGCCAGTTTGTTTCAGCTTGCAACGGTTTCCTCCTGTTTCCTAACATCGTCAAGAAAGGTTTGTCATGGTTGAAGGTGCCGGCAATATCATCGGCGGCGGCTGGCGTTGCTGCGTACAAGCCGATATCGTCTCGCAGAACGCGACACAGGCCGTCATAGGCGTGCACATCATCTACCGTCGCACCGACCCGTCGCGCTGGGTGGCGTCCGATGCCGTGTCCGGTGGCGCTTGGGTCAATGGCGTGAGCACGAGCACGAACACGGTGAACTTCGGCTACCGGTCCTTCAACGGCGACGTGGATTTACACACCCAGCAAGTGACCGTCACGAAGCAGGAGTCCGCGCAGACGTTCTCCTGCCGCGCGTTCCTGAACATCCCATATGGTTTGCCGGGACGGTCGGAAGCGCATGTGAACCTCACGGTTCCCGGCATCACGTATGCGAAACCGAACCCGCCGAAGAACGTATCATGGACGCGGGTCAATGATTCAAGCGTGAAGGCCGCATGGCAGTCGAACTATGATAATGCGGCGCGAAAATATTGGAAGCAGATCTACGCAGACCAGTGCGTCGGCTTGAACGGCGGCACACAAGGCGCGTGGGGTCTGGTCAAGGCGTTGAACTGGGACGCCTTGAACTATTCGTACACGGGGTTGAAGGCGAACGCCCGATACCAGTTCCGTGTCGCGGCCCAGAACCCTGGCGGAGTGTCCGACCATGTGTACTCGGGCTACATCTACACGACGCCGGCCGCCCCCGTGGCGGTGAACGCGGTGAAACTGTCCGAACAGTCCGTGCGCGTGACCGTGGATGCGTCGAAATCGTATGTGTATGGCATCAGACTGCGGCGCAGGGTGAACGGCGGTGAATGGGCCGACATAACCGGAGGCACCCCCGGTGCGACGGCCGAAGGCTGGCTTCCCGACATAAACGGAATCCAGAACGTCACGTGGACCGACACCGCAGCTCCTGCGGGCCAAGTCCAGTACGCGGCGTTAGTGGGAAGACCTGTCTACGGCGATGACAACTCCAAGACCACGCTCTTCTCCGACTGGACGTACAGCAACACTATCCAGACGGCCGTGGCCCCTTCCGCGCCGACGATTCTGAACCCGACGCAGAACGGCGCGTATGTTGTCAATCAGCCGATGACGGTCGCTTGGAAACCGAATCATCCTGACGGTTCCGCCCAATCCGCCGCGCAGGTGGAGGTCACCGACCCCTCGGACGTTACGGTCATCGAAGAGCAGACCACGAACACCAGTTATCAGCGCACGCCCAAAAGCTGCGGCTCGTATAGGATTCGCGTGCGCACCAAGGGTATCCACGCCGACTGGGGCGCATGGTCGAACTACGTGACCTTCACGGTCGCGAAATATCCGAACATCAGCATCAACAAGCCTTCCGGCACCATTACGGCGACACCGTTCACCGTGGCGTGGACCGTGGCGGACGATACGGGCGTCAGCTCGCAGACGCTCATCATCCAGTCGGACGGCGTGGAGAAATACCGGAAGACGATGGACGGTTCCACGCGAAGCCTGAGCATCGGCGCAAGCCAGTATCTGCCGAACAACAATTCGACGTTGACCATCACGCTCGTGGTGCGCGGCGGTTCCGGCTTGGAATCCAGCACGAGCGTCGTGAGGGACGTGGACTGGCCGGACCCGGCCGAGCCGATGGCCGCGATAGAGTCGAACAATGATTACGCGGCGTTGGTCATCGTGTCGTTCGGCGTGCCGGAGGAAGGCCAGTCGGAGACGGTCAGCGCATCCGTCATCCGTGTCATGCCTGACGGTTCGGAGGTGCTTATCGCCTCGAACCTGTTGGACCAGCAGTTGGCCGTGGACCCCATTCCCCCGTTGAACACCGACTTCCATTACAGGGTGGTCGCGTATTCGGCTATGGGCACGACCATCGCACGCATGGTGGACGCGCGCATCGAATCCGGGTTCGGAGTGTTGAACTTCGGCACGGATGCGGGTCAGACGTTATTGCTCGGCTATAACAACACGGTGTCTCATAAGCGTTCCCATTCGACCAGCGAGTTTCATTTCGCGCGGGGCGACGGGGCGAATGCTCTGCCTTCCAGCTACGAATTGGACCAGTTGGATTCCACGGTGAGCGTCACCGGCGTATGGGAGTGGGACCAAGCGTTGTGGCTGCGGATACTCTCGTTGGCTGACGGATACCCTTACGCATGGTATCGGGAGCCTTCCGGCCTGCGTGTCTACGTGAAGGCGGAACAGTCCGTGAGCGTTGACATCGCGGACAAGAAGAACATCAGCTATTCCGCCGACCTAACCCAATTGACATGGGAGGAGCCCGTCCTATGAGTGATTGGAGCAAGCCTTTCAAGGTCGCCTACCGTGTGATGCGAGTCAACAGGAACACGGGTTTGGAGACCGGACGGTTGGATTGGGTGATATCCGGGGGCAGCATCGAACGCAACCAGGACACCAATATCTGCGAATCCGGTTCCCTGACCGTGGAGGGGGCGACCGACCTGGGCACCGACCGGCTACGGATATGGGCCGACTGCACGTGGCATGACGGTTCCACGGCAAGTGTGCCGTTGGGCACGTTCCTTCCCAACATCCCCAAGCGCAGCGTGAACGGCAAGGAATCTTCCAGCCAACTGGATTTGTACGGGCTGCTGCAAGAAGTCGATGACGACATGTTCGAGTCGCCGATAACGATAGGCAAGGGCAAGAAGGCCGTGACCGCCGCCGCCGACATCCTCAAGGGATGCGGGCTTCAGGTCGCGGCCTACAATCCCGGCAATTACACGCTGAAGGATAATTGGACGTTCGGTTTGAGGTCCGATAAGGACAAGGACAAGGGCAGCACCAAGCTTGACGCGGTGAACGATCTCTTGGATTTGGCCGGATACTCCAGTGCGAGAACCGACGAGTACGGGCGCGTCATATTGGAGAAGTATGTGGAGCCGGGCAAACGCCAGCCGAAATGGACGTTTCAGGAGGGTGCGAACGCCACGTTCCTCACCACCATGACCGACGAACGCGACCTGCGTGAGGTGGCGAACGTGGTGAAGGTCACCTACTACAACACGGACAAGGAATACGTTTCGACCGCGATTGACGATGACCCGGCTTCGGAGTTCAGCACTGTCAGCCGTGGCCGCAGGGTGGCTCACGCCTACGAGTATTCCAGCATCCCCGACGAGGTGACTACCGACGAGCAAGGCAGGAAACTCGCCTCGGACAAGGCGTTGGAACTGCTACGCACCGAACAATCCGTGATTCACAGGGTCACGTTCACGCACGTGTACGCTCCTTTGAATCTGACCGACGTGGTGGACTTGGAGTATCCGACCGGCTCGGTTTCCGGCAGGTTTGCGATACGCGCGCAGAATATCACTTTGGAGGCCGGTATTCCCATCGAATGCGAGGCCCGTACCTTCCAGCGTCCAAGCGAACCAACAACAGTGAAGGCATAAATGCAGTCGAACCTGATAAGGGCCGGCAATCGTCTGGCCGAAATCATGCCCTCCCAAGTGGGGGCGGAAGCCACCATCACGCGCATCGGCACCATCAACACGGTGTACGACACAGGAGGGTATTGGACCGCTGACGTGGATATGAGCGGCGGCACGCTCATGGGATTGCAGATGACCACGGATTGTGTGGGAGCCCGAGCCGGTGACAGGTGCGTGGTGGAAACCTACGCGAAAGTCGCCATCGTCACCGGCATCCTTGCGCGTCCGGGGTGCGGATGCTCCCCCTTGTTTGAGTGGTCGAGCACGTGGAGTGGTACCCCTGGGACTGAGCCTGAGAGTGGTTATCTTGAGAAGACTGCGACTGTTACTTGCGGGGGGCTTATCCTGTGCGAGGTTGCGGCCGCGATCAGCGGTACCGGCGAATACAGTATGGCGTTCGACTTCTTGGACGCGAACGGTGAGCGTAAAGCGTATTGGTGTTCCACGTCGCCGCAGAAGAACGGCGGCACGTTGAGGTGGGTTGCTTCCGGTTCTGTGCGGTTGCCTTACGGCTCGTACACGGTGAAGCTCACGACGTTTCATTGGGGCACGGTTTCCATTGTCGGCAATGATTCGTCTGGTAATAGTCTGCGTTGGCGTGACGCATCGTTAGGGGTTGAAGGTGTTTCGCGTTATGCGCGGTTGCGTATGGCGTGAAGTGGACGTGTCCCGCCTTGCCGTTTGTTGTAAGCATAATACGTAACGCCTGACGATAGTCAGTTGACTTAGCCTCACACCATATCGTGTGGGGCTTTCCCATATTCGAAAGGACACTGAATGTCCCCTTTTCATGACCTGTTTTCAAGCGCCGAGTTTTGGAGCGCGTTGATTCTCGCGCTCCTCGGCGGTGGCGGCATCGGCGGACTGGTCGGCGCGTGGTCGAACAGCAGGAAAACCGAGGCCGATATCGACGGCATCACCGCCGACGCGGCCGACAAGGCCGTGAAGATTCTCACGGAAAGCATCATCGACCCGTTGCGTGAGCAGGTCGCTTTTCAGGAGACCCAGATCCGGCATTTGGAGGACGTGCAACGCAAGTATTTCAAGATCGTGGCCTATGTGCGTGGCCTGTCCCATTGGCTGCAATCGTTCTGCGAAGTGACGGAACCCGAGTTTTTGAAACGTCATCCCAAGCCATCGCTGCCGGACGAGCTTCGCCCGGACGTGGCCCCCGAAACAATCGAATCCAATAAGGAGGAACAGTAATGACCCAAATCCATATTTCCATTAGGAAGCCGAAGACGGGCGGCTTGGACCCTGTGACCGGTACGCTGCGGTTCCGCCCGGTGCGTCGTCATTTCGACGCGGAAGGGAATCTTGTCATCGCGGCCTCGTTTGACGCGGACCTGTCCGAAAGCGGCGAGCTGACGGTTGACCTGCTGCCCACGACTAGCGCGTTTGTTTGGCAGGTCATCGAGTTGGCGGACACGCCGCAGGCGTACACGCGCTACGTCGAGGTGCCGGACTCCACCCACGTGGTCGCATACGCGGACCTCGTGGAAGTGGACGCCGGCACGTTCGTCCCGAAGGATATGGCCGGCTCCCAACTGTTGAAGGTTCGCCACGCTTCCACCCAGTCGGAGGCGGAGACACTTTCCGCACAATACCCGGACGAGCTGGTGTTCTTCGACGAAATCGCCACGACCGCGAAGGCCGCTGCGGCCTTGAGCACGCTGGAGTCCATCACGGCCGAAGCTCAAACGAACGCCATGCTGGCGAAGAACGCCATGCTGAGCGCCCGGTCCTCCGCGGATTCCGCGACCGCCACCCAGTCCGACCTGAGCAGTCTCGCGTCGAACGCCAGTATGGCGGCGGCTTCCGTCGCCAACGATTCGCAGACCGTGGCCGACACCGCTTCCATGGTCGCGGCGAAGGGCGAGACGGCCATCGCCGCCATCGATTCGACGGTGCGGGCGGTCAAGGACAAGGCCGAGAGCGCTTCCGCCGAACTGCCTTCCGCCGGCACCACCGAAGGCACCACGGAGGGAACCGGCAAGGACTCCGCCGGGGAGACGCCAGCCGGAACCGTGTCGGAGGAGCCCGCAGCCAAGGCCACTGTGAAGGGGGCCTGATCATGCCAGCCTTTTACGCCGGCAAACGTGTCGGCAAACCATTATTGAACGGCCACACGTACAACGCCCTATTCAACGGCAAACTCGTATGGCCCCTCGACAGGGACACGGTGGTCTCCATCGAGATCACGGATGATAAGGGCAAGCCGCTGCCCAAGTCGCTGGCCGTGTCCGGCACTTTGAAACTGGGGGCGAAGGCCACGTATGCGGACGGTCATGTTGGCGACCTGCTGACCACCAAGAACGTGACGTTCACAAGCCGGGACACTTCCACCGCCACGGTTTCGGGCAACACGCTCACGTGGAGGCATGGCGGCACGATTCTCGTCACGGCCACTGTCAACGGTTTCACCAGCGCCGCCGTGTCCATCAGCGCGGCCTACGCGCCCGAGTCCATCAAGGTCACGGACGATTCCGGCAAACCCATCGACAACATCACCCTGCGCGTCGGCGAGAGCAAGAACCTCAAGGTGACGATCCTGCCCGATGCGGCATCGCAGGAGTATACGGCATCCATCAAGGATGTGAGTCTCGCATCAGTCAGACAACAGTAAGGGGCAATATCATGCCAACGGCAGATTCTAGTGGTGGTTGCAACACCTGAGGTTTGAGCGGCCTTCCATGGTCA